ATTTTATTCTTTATTTTATTCTTTATTTTATTCTTTATTTTATTCTTTATTTTATTCTTTATTTTATTCTTTATTTTATTCTTTATTTTATTCTTTATTTTATTCTTTATTTTATTCTTTAAATTTTTTTTATCATGTGAATATAACATTACTCGAATGTCAATTCATTATGACTCCATTTTTTACAATGAAAATGATAATGCAAATTCTGGAAATACAAATGCGCGTGTCAAAGAACGACTGTCTCCGACGGCGCTCGCATATATAACCCGACTAAAACAACACGTTCAACACGACCCAAATATCGATATTTATTTTTTTGGAAGCATTACAAATTTCACATTTTTCGAAAATAGTAGCGATGTCGACTGCTGCATCGTTTACCCCGACGAACACGCAAAAAATAAAGTGGTTCAGTACATTGTTGAAGATTCATTGCAGTTCGATATTAAACGCATCACATTTCAACAAGTAAAACTCAGTCATCCAAAATATGCAAACGAATACGGGGACGTTTATTGCATTTTTTTCAACGATGAATATGGAAGTAAAATCGACTTCAATCTCGTGTCCAATAAAATAGGACCCATTTTGTCATTACAACACAATATGACTGTCATTTTTTTAACCGTGTTATACATTCTGAAATGGCTCTACTATTACGCACACCTTATTTCTAAAGACGCATTCATTTACATCAAGGCAAAAATGTTTAAAATCTATCACTATATGTATGGCATTTCCGTGTTTCGTTCGGAAAAACAAGTTATTAAAAATGCATAGCCGTGGTTACAACCGGTACTGCGCCGGCGTTCTTAAAGAAAGCGTGCGTGCCATTTCATCCCGATAAGAATCAAACGCCAGCGTAAAACTGAAATCATTACTGAAATCAACCAGCGTTCCGTCGTGGTACCTGAATTTCACTTTAATTTTACTGAGACGTTCCAGCGGCGGAAAAAATGTGGTCAAATTCTGTATTAGCCCGTTCCTAGAATCAAAATACTGCGTATTCGGGCATCCGAGAATCGGTATCTTTGCAAAAAATGAATTCACCATGCCATTATACGTGTTGTTCGTTAGCCCGTTCGTATTGTGCGGATACGCTTTCAGTTCGTCCGCTTGATTACATTTATCCAGCTCCATGTAAAAATTGGTCTCTCCAATCACATTTATTTTATTAGGCGCATTTATAAACTGTCCTGTGCTTAACCAATTATAATTAGGATCTGTAGAATTCAAGTATGTCAATTTCAGAAAAGATGGATCTGTTATCAGGAGTGACGTATATTTTTGTTTTTCAAATCCTAAATAATATGGAAGACCCCACTTTCCATCTTGGCACAGCGGCGTAGTCGCACCCTTGCTTGAAGCATTCGATAACCAATATTGCGACCCACCTTGCGAACACTTGACATCATACTCAATGACCGCATCAAACAACAGCTCAAAAGGATCCACCTTGTTTCCGAATTGTAACTTTTGCGTCACTTCATTATATACAACTATAAAATTGGTTGTTCCTGAATAAAAATTTAATTTATTCGTTAACTCGTTCGCCATTTGTCTTGGCGTATAAAATCCTTCTGTAATCGTCAGCTCAAAAGGAGTACCTGGAGTTCCAACCGTAAATAAAAATTTCGTATTGAAATAATTGTTTTTAAATGTGTAATTATTCGACGGAAAATTACATTCAACAAGACGAATTGTCTCCACATTCAACAGCTGCTGCGGCAACGTAATTTCAAATTGCGCGCGATTTTTCCACTGACACTGGTCTCGATCTTCAGATGAAATGGATACCAATTTACGATCCAGCATGTACGTCTGCTGTCTCGCAATCAACGGGTGCTCTGTATTCGTATTAAACATTCTCTTGTTATCTTGGTATCTTTCTTATATATTATAATATATTATATTATATTATATTTTACTTTTACAATACGTTTATATACTTTTTTTCTTTTTTTCTTTTTTTCTTTTTTCTTTTCTTTTCTTTTTTCTTTTTTATTTTTTTGAATTATTACGATTAAAAATATAAATTGAAAACTTGAAACCTATTCTTGAAATCATCACGCAACGTTCAATTACAACTGCTCGATTACAACCAATAACAACAATAACAATGTCCGCCGCAACTATCGCTTCCAAAACTCCCGCTCCTTCCGCTCAAGCCATGATTCAAGGCCATCTCTTCAATCCAGAGACGGATACGAAATATTCCAAGTGCAAGGTCAATGCAAGCGGAGGTAAGAGTGTCGGAATTTATAACTCTCAAACAGGTCAGTCGCTCTTCGTCGGAACTCCACTCCTCATGACATGGGGACTTCAAGAATACACGGATGAGAAGACCAACAAGGTTTCCTATGAAATGTCGCTTCAGTTTCCCAATGATGATTTCGACAACGACGAGACGCGAGCATTCCTCAAGGCGATGGCTGAATTTGAATCCAAGCTCAAAGCCGATGCGCTCACAAATTCAAAGGATTGGTTCGCAAAGCCAAAGATGACTCCTGATGCCGTCGATGCCCTCTTTACTCCAATTCTCAAGTATCCAATGGACAAGGCGACGTGCGAAAAGGATTTGACCAAGAAGCCCACAATGCGAATCAAGGTACCTTTCTGGCAAGGAAAGTGGGAAGGCGTCGAGATCTATGATGCCGACAGGAACTGCCTCTTCCCTTGCGCCGATCCAAATGTCTCGCCGAAGGACATCATCACCAAACTTTCACACATGAAGACGATGATTCAGTGCGGTGGAATCTGGTTTGCAAACGGAAAGTTCGGAGTCACTTGGCGCTTTGTTCAGGGCATTATTCAACCTCGTCTTTCCATGCGCGGAAAGTGCCACCTGTCACTCACTTCATCTGACTCTGCAGTCGATTCGCAGAAATCCATTCAAAACGACCAACATGTAGAGGTGGTTCAGGAGCAGCAACAAAAACAACATCAGGTAGAAACTGTTGATTCTGACGACGATGGCGAGGAAGAAGAGGAAGATGATGTAGTTCCTTCCCGTACAGCTTCTGCTCCGGTTATCGCAGCAGTAGTAACTCCTGCTGCTGCCGCCGAACCTCTAAAGAAGAAGATTGTCAAGAAGGTTGGTGGTGGCGCTTAACTCGTGTGTTATACGGTTACGTGTATGTAATCTGTGTGTATTATGTGTTATAAAAATAAAATACAAGAAAATAAATACAAGAAAATAAAAAAATATTTTTTTTATCATCATCTATATATTCAAATTATGTATTAAAAATATAATGTTATAACGTGTTATACTATACGAATCGAATGCCTGTTAAGTCATCGTCATCGTCATCCCATTTTGTTAAAGTTCCAACCGACACACTATTGATTGTTGAATCTCCCGCAAAATGTTCAACAATTATAAAACACTTGGGTCCAGGTTACCGCTGCATCGCAACAATGGGACATATGCGTCACATTGACGGACTGGATTCCATCGACATCAAAAATAATTACAAAATCAATTTTACAGTCATGGAATCAAAAAAAACCCAAATCAAAAAAATCCAATCGGAAATAAAGCTTTCAGCTAAAGTCGTGGTCGCAACCGATGATGACCGAGAAGGAGAATCAATTGCATGGCACATTTGCGAATTATTCCATTTACCAATTACAAAACAGAGAGAATCGTATTTCACGAAGTCACAAAAGATGCACTTGAACACGCTGTAAAACATCCAAGACGCGTAAACATGAACATTGTCCATTCTGCGCATGCACGACAAATTTTAGATTTACTCATCGGGTATAAAATCTCTCCGCTTTTGTGGAAGCACATTTCTTCAGACGGCTCCGCGCTGTCTGCCGGTCGATGCCAAACTCCCGCTTTACGCATTGTTTACGAAAACGAACTAGAGAGATTAGAGAGAATAACATTAAATGAAAATACAAAAAATGGAGAAAGTAAAGAAGGTACTCATTCCTATTCGGTAACTGGATATTTTACAAAATTTAATCTCCCATTCTCTCTGAATACATCTTTCAAAACTCAGAATATAAACGCAGTCGAAGATTTCTTAAAAGCTTCCATTCACGAAAATACGCGGTTTGTTTTCAAACGTGATTCGCAAAAGCCGTCTGCGCATGTAACAAAAGCCCCCGAACCTTTTACAACCAGCCGCCTGCAACAAGTGGCAAGCAACGAATTCGCATTCTCTCCGTCTGAAACAATGGAAATATGCCAAACTTTGTACGAGCGCGGCCACATCACATACATTCGAACCACCGGGAAAAGTTATAGCGCCGAATTCGTAAACGGTCACATAGTTCCATTCATTCGAGAGAAATGGGGTCAAGAATATGCAAAATCGGAATTAATGGGGTGTGTCGATAACGATACAGTCGCGGCACACGAGGCCATACGACCGACCGATATCATGCGATTTGCATTGGCCGGCGACTATCACGCGAGAGAACAGAAAATATATAAATTAATTTGGAGAAATACCGTCGAGAGTTGTATGACGGATTACACGTTTTCATCTCTCGAGACAGCAGTTGAAACAAATATTTTAATGGGGGAGCTCAGTATGGGGCTGGATTCTGCGGATCAAAATCATTTTTATACATTTTTGTACACGTGTCATAAACCAAACTTTTACGGATGGAAAGCCGTGCAAGGATTCACTTTAGAACAACAGGGGTATGGCGCAATGGATTATCTGCTTAGTATGCGAAATCACTCGGAAATTTCGTGCAATAGAATTGAAACCAAGGTCGTATTTTCTTCCTCTACTCGTTTATCACATTACACGGAAGCGCGTCTCATCCAGTCACTCGAAGAAAAGGAAATCGGTCGCCCGTCCACTTTCTCCACCATTATCGAAAAAATAAAAGAACGCGAATATGTCAAGAAACAAAATGTGCAAGGCGAAAGCATCGATTGCATCGAACACGTGGTATCAATTCCTGAAAAAAAAATATCTCATATCGAGGTGAAGAGAGAAACCGGAAATGAAAAAAATAAATTAATCATCACATCTCTCGGGAAATCCGTGTGCAGTTTTTTAATTTCACAATTTCCTCGCTTGTTTTCATACGAGTATACGAAGCAAATGGAAGACGAACTCGATCACATTGCCATTGCATCGTCTACAACAGGGTCGCTTGATACTTTAAAAAGAGTTTGTGATGAATGTTGTAGAGAGATTGGAGAGAATATTCATAGATACAATTCAGAAAATAAAGAAAAAATGGAAAAAATTATTATAAAAAAGAACGAGGATGGTAATAAAAATCCCTCCTCAAACTCCATTGGCGACCATATCGTTGGAACATATGGAGGTTTCAATATTATATTAAAAAATGGACGCTTTGGTAAATATATTGTATGGGGTAAAAATGGAATTCATCGAAAATCAATTGAAAAAACACACATACAAAATAAAGATTATACTTCAATTTCTCTCGACGAAGTCATACGCTTCATTGAAAACGATTTGGCCGATCATAATGGTGACAATAGCGCTAGCGCTAGCGCTACTACAACAAGCGGAGGCGAAGGAGGCATTGTTCGCATTATAAATGATGATATTAGCATTCGATCGGGAAAATATGGAAATTATATTTTTTATAAGACGGTGCAAATGAAGAAGCCCAAATTCGTTTCTCTAAAAAATTTTAATAAAAATATTTACACCTGTTCCGATACCGAATTTATTTCGTTAGTAAATGTATAAATGTATAAAAAAATGAAAATTCAATATTATTTATAATTTGCATTTTTCATTTTTATAACATTTATTATCATCTTAATTTATGCATAAATAAACATAAATTAACAATATATAATATATATTGAAAGCTACTTAAAAAGACACAGCTAATATGAGTATAATCAGATAAAATGGTTAAGACATCCAAAACTTCCTCCACCGCCACTTCAGTCGAACCCGCTGTTACTGCTACTGTTTCCGACGATGTTGCACCCAAGCAACTTAAAAAACTTCCCAAGCCCAAGAGTGCTGTAGTTGTAGAGTCAACCCCTGTTGAATCTGCATCTGCATCCGCTCCTGCTAATATTGTAATCACGGATGTTTCTGTCGCCCCTGTTGCATCTTCTTCTCCTGACACTTCTGCTCTTTTGAGCATGTATGCCGATTACTCTAGTAAACTCCAAGCCGCCCATGCCACTTGGACTACTTTGCGCAGCGAGTTTCGTCTTCTTGAGCGCCAGACCGCTCGCGAGCTGAAGAATGCTCAGAAGGCATCTCAGAAGAAGAAGCGCAAGGTTGGAAATCGTGCTCCTTCCGGTTTCGTGAAGCCCACCCTGATTTCCAACGAGCTTGCCGGTTTTCTTGGCAAACCCGAAGGTTCCGAGATGGCTCGCACTGATGTTACTCGTGAGATCAACAAGTACATTCGCACCAACAACCTTCAGGACAAGGAGAACGGTCGCAAGATCATTCCCGACAAGAAGCTGACTTCACTTCTCAAGTTGAAGAAAGGTGATGAGCTGACTTACTTTAACCTCCAGCGTTACATGTCGCCTCACTTTGCCAAGGCATCTTCTTCTGTCGTCCCTGTCAGTTCTGATGCTGTCGCGTCTGCTTCTTCTTAAACAATGTTTAATGTTGAAAATAAAATAAAACAAAACGAAATATAAAAGTCGAAAATAAAACAAAACGAAATATAAAAGTCGAAAATAAAAGATTTCATAACGCGTGTATGAAACCTTTATATATATATATATATATATATTGGAAAATGAAAATGATTATTTACCCAGAACGTCCACTCTTAACGACCGAAGCGCCACAATGCACGACGCGAATACGCTGGCATTACTGAATTCCTTGTCTATTGAGGAATGCAATTCTCTTTGCAACGTGTCGGCAATTTTTTTACTTTGAACTAGGTGCAGTGCAAGCGGAGTCCAACATCCCGCCTTTTGTCGAACCAATTCGGTCTTATTCACAATGACAGGAAGCTGCAATTGAATGGAAAACCCCAACATGCGTTTTTCGCCAAAATGACAATTCATGTGCGGCCAATTTGGAAGAAGCGGTCTGATCGCTCCGTTTGATTTATCGATCAACCCTTTCATTAGTTTATCGTATAGTGGGTCGCGCACCGTTTCCAACCAGCCGTTTGTAATATCCAGATCAATTACTATATTCAAGTTTCGCAGCTTGTCTGTAGTCATAGTTAAAAATGAGTACTTACAATTTATCCTGTTGTATTAATTATATTCTTTAATTATAAAATAAATATAGTTAAAGTTAAAGAATATAATTAATTTCATTTATTCATTATTTCAGAACTGCATAGGTTGCCCATGTTGTAAATGCAAATAGAGTTCCACCCCATAATGTGTCTGTAATTGCCGTTTTCCATTCATATTTTTTAAACATGGCCAAGTTCGTCATATCAAACGTCCCGTATAAAAATATTCCGAGTAAAAATGCGTCCATCACTGGTTTGCGTTGAGCAATGATGAAATAGTATAGTATACCAATTACGCAAATGTAAGACAGTAGCGCGCCATACACATTTAATTCTAAAGGCGATTTTTGGATGAGTTCCACATTCTTTTGAAATGTAGTCATTCCTATATTGTAGAGATAAATAACATCCACAGTCAACAATATGGCTGACGAAGTTAGAAACGGAACCAATTTTTGAAACATTATATTTAATATTATTTTATTATTTTTTTTATAAAAAATTAAATATATATATTATATTATTTAGTTAACCCTTACAGCGTTTTGAGGACTCCTGGAGTCATCCTACAATTCCTTGAAATTATACGATTTATAAATATTATGTCAGTTACTGCTTGGTAAATGACATAATATTTTACTATCCACATTCCCCGACTATATACATGGGGTTTCTAAAGAGTACCGAGAATATACCATTCTGTTAACAACATTAACAATTTCATCAGCGGTCCAATTATGCTGACCTCCCCCATCTTTATTTTGATTTTTTATATTATTATAGGTGTTTCTTATAGACGTAAACCAATCTTTACTGACATATTTATCCCCATACCAAATTACATCGTGATCGTATATTTTATACCCACAAATAGTACGAGGAACGAACCCAACCCAGTTTCCGCAAGCGCTCCCATCCCAATCTCCACCATTCCCATAGAATCTATGTCTTGGATAACCACAATCACTACGATGATATACAATGCCCCACCCATTTTGATCTGCCCTGGTCTCAATATTTGTTACTGAAGAAGATGAATTGGTTATTGCATTTGTATTTCGCATTTTACTGCTTCTGCTTCTAGATATTATTTTTTCTAAAGGAGGTATAGTTAACATTTTTTACTATATATTATACTATATATTATATATTATATTAATATAATAATTTTTACTAAATATTTTACTAAATATTATTATATTAACCCTTACAGCGTTTTGAGGACTCCTGGAGTCATCCTACAATTCCTTGAAATTATACGATTTATAAATATTATGTCAGTTACTGCTTGGTAAATGACATATTTTACTATGTACATAACGACCCATTTGCCGCTTCAGCGTACATTGCGTCAACAATACTCATGGTTTCATCAGTGGTCCAATTATGCTGACCTCCCCCATCTTTATTTTTATTTTTTATATTATTAAAGGTGTTTATTACAGAATCATTATCCCCATACCAAACTACATCTGCATATAAATTTGGATAATATACCCCACAAAGTGTCCCAATAGGAATATCAACCGGAATCCAGTATCCGCATTTGCTCCCAACCCAATCTCCAGCTCTCCCATACACTTTGTATCTTGGATAATCACAATCACTACGATGATATAAGCCAATCCCATCTTGATATGCCCTGGTCTCAATACTTGTTACTGAAGAAGATGAATTGGTTATTGCATTTGTATTTCGCATTTTACTGCTTCTGCTTCTAGATATTATTTTTTCTAAAGGAGGTATAGTTAACATTTTTTACTAAATATTATTATATTATATTAATATAAGAATTTTTACTAAATATTTTACTAAATATTATTATATTAACCCTTACAGCGTTTTGAGGACTCCTGGAGTCATCCTACAATTCCTTGAAATTATACGATTTATAAATATTATGTCAGTTACTGCTTGGTAAATGACATAATATTTTGTTTTTTACATAAAAATACAAAATATGCCCAACGCTGTAATGGTTAACATAATAAGCAGATCGCTTGAGGACCGCCGACTGCCGGACCAACGCTACAGTTTTGATGCGGCATGTAACGATTAGTCGAAGAGTATCCGGGTCCGGAACCACCTGGACAACCTGCCCATTTTCCGAAAGCGTTTAATGGCCGGTTCGCATATTGGGTTCGTCCTCCGCCTTGAAAGCGCGATGTGTTGACGATAATCGTATTTCTTACATATCTTGGAACCAAACTGGTATTCGCATTATCTATGTTGTATTGAAAAACGGGAAGAGGACATTTTCCTCTGCATAAACTTCGTCCTTTAATGTATACCATCCTTGTATTTATGTATTATATTTTATGTATTATATTTTATGTATTATATTTTATGTATTATATTTTATGTATTATATTTTATGTATTATATTTTATGTATTATATTTTATGTATTATATTTTATGTATTATTAAAATATTAAAATAACTTTTATTTTGTCTCGTTTTTATTTTCGGTTGGTGTAACATCGTTTATTTTTTCTTCTAATTGATTTAATATTTTTTGAAGTATAACAGGAAGACGATCTTGGAATTTACTATAAAAATCTTTAATTTGTATAATGTATTCTCTCCAGCAATTAACATCCACATCTAAAATAGATTGGATGTCGTTTTTTGAAACGATTAATGATGCAACATCAAGGTCATCAATATGTGGTAAATGTCCAATTGGCGTTTCGTTTGCCGACAATTTACCGTCGATGCGTTCGGATATCCATTTCAACACTCGTGAATTTTCACTAAATCCTGGCCAAATAAATTTTCCATGTTCGTTGCGCCTAAACCAATTTACAATAAAAATTTTTGGTAGATTATTTTTATTCGTTTTTTGCCCCATTTTTAACCAATGATGAAAATAATCGGCCATATTATAGCCACAAAACGGCAACATCGCCATTGGGTCAAACCGGAGTTTACCTATTGCGCCACCAGCAGCAGCTGTTGTCTCGCTTGCCATAACTGACCCCAAAAACACACCATGTTCCCAGTCGAATGCCTCGGCAACTAGCGGCATTGTAGTGCTACGGCGCCCTCCAAAAATAATTGCTGAAATGGGCACACCGTTTGGATCTTCCCATTCTGGCGCAATACACGGACACTGACTTGCAGGTGCGGTGAAACGCGAATTGGGATGAGCAGCTGGCGAACGTTTATCATGATGTTTAGCGTCATTTGGAGTCCAATTTTGATTTTGCCAATCGGTTATCATATCTGGTGCAGCATCTGTCATTCCCTCCCACCAAACGTCTCCTTCAGCCGTGGTTGCGGTGTTTGTAAATATGCAGTTGGCATGTAAGGTGTGCATAGCGTTTGCATTTGTGTTCCATCCAGTGCCGGTGGCTACTCCGAAAAAACCGCTTTCCGGATTAATTGCATACATCTTACCATCCGCACCAAATTTCATCCAACATATGTCGTCTCCAATGGTTTCTACTTTCCAACCCGGAATGGATGGAACCATCATTGCTAAATTTGTTTTACCGCATGCTGAAGGAAATGCTGCAACAATGTATTTAACCCCCCCTTCTTGATTTGTTAATTTTAAAATCAACATGTGTTCTGCCAACCAGTCATTATCGCGCCCTATAACTGAAGCTATTCGTAACGCGAAACATTTTTTTCCTAATAAAGCATTTCCGCCATATCCCGATCCAAAAGACCAAATTTCACGTGTTTCTGGAAAATGAACAATGTATTTGTTTTCATTATTACAGGGCCACGGGACATCCGTTGTCTTGTCTAGTAGCGGCGCACCGACAGAGTGAATGCAAGGAATCCACTCTTTGTCTTCATTTTCGATTACATTTAAAACGCGTTTCCCCATGCGTGTCATAATTTTCATATTTACAACTACATATGCCGAATCTGTAATTTGTATTCCAATGTGAGACATGTTTGAATTTAAAGGACCCATGCTGAACGGAACAATGTACATTGTCCGCCCTTTCATTGCACCATTATATAATAAATGTAATTTTTTACGCATGGCTTCAGGATCATGCCAGTTATTTGTTGGACCTGCATCAATACAGTTTTTTGAACAAATAAATGTACATTCTTCAACGCGCGCAACATCTTTTGGATCGCTATTTGCAACATACGAGTTTGGCCTCAATTGTTCATTTAATTTTTTAAAAGTACCAGAAACCACCAATTGTTGACATAAAGTATTATACTCTTCCTGAGAACCATTGCACCAATAAATGCATTCTGGTTGTAATATTTTTTTCCAATGTTCTACCCATTCAATTAATTTTTTATTATTATTATTTTGCATATTATTTTGTAGTATTATTTTGTAGTATTATTTTGTAATATTATTTTGTATTATTATTTTGTATTATTATTTTGTAATATTTTTATTTATAATAATAATAATAAATTACCTTTAATTAAAATTATTATTATCCAATGTTATTATTTTCGAGTAATGTTTTTTTACCGTGACAGTTCCTACATAGTGCTATTAAGTTACTTATTTCATTACTTCCTCCTTTGAACAATGGGGTGTGGTGGTCGATTTCGTATGTATAATCGAGAGTTTGGTTACATGACCCGCATTTCCATTCTTGGTTACTCGCAACCATTTTTTTAGTCAACGATGAAACGTTTCTTTTATGAATTTTACAGTTTTTTTTATTGGTATCATTTTTATCATTTTTTAGAATATCATATTCTTCTTCGGTTATAATTACATAGGGAGACAAATCATTTGCATTTTGTATCGTTTTAATATGATTTGTATTATTAATCGCGGTGTTTTTATTATATAAATAGTGTATTCCGTCATACGATTTATAAACAACCCATGATCCAGCTTTGAATACACATGAACATAAAACGCTGCATGTTAGATCCAATAAAAAAAAGAAAACCATTATTTATTATTTTATTTACTTCCTATTATATATATTATTATAATTAGTATTAATTAAATTATATTCATATTAAATAATTTTATAATAATTTTATAATTATTTTATAATTATTTTATAATAATTTGAATCCATTCATTGATTCTATTTATAATAAAATTGAAAACTGATGTTCCATTATACATACTGCAAGTAAAATACGAATCCATCAACGACCAACAACTTTCAGTAAATTATGCATCACAACCAACCTCAAAAAGAATCTAAACCTTCCACCGCCGTTGTGCATATGGAAATTAACGGACATCCTTATTATATCAAGTCTAAAGGAAATGTGCCTTATCTTTATGATATTGATACACATGACGAAGTCGGATACTGGTCTTCAAAGAAAGGCCAATATGTAATGTTTTCGCTGTATAATAAGTTGATGAATAGTTTAAAAGAGAAGCAATATACTGAAAGCGAAAGCAATGAGTGCGACGATGATGATGATGGCGACGATGATGATACTGAAACAATAGAAACGGACTCAACTTCAAATTCACAAGAAGATGATTCAAGTTCAAATTCACAAGAAGGAAATATTTTGGATTCGGATTCGGAACCAGAAGCCAATACAACACACGTTACAAGAGAATCCCAAAAAACACGAATGGATGCATACTCGTTGATTTTTATATTTCTCATATTGTTTGTATATCTCACTCTCCAAAAAGAATTTCAGTCCATTTATCTTGACTTTGTCTTCTTGGTCTCAATATATTTGTTGAATACATTGAAAGTATTTGAATTTATGAATGACGAGTAAAAAAATGCTGGATAAGGTAAGTAGGCCATAAGCGAAATTCAAGTTCGGTCGTCCGTCGGTTGTGACGACTTATTTTTTTTTAATTCGGCATTCTCTCGAAGTGCTTTGCCATAAAGTTCTTTTAGTTGTCGAAGCTGTTCTTTCAATTTATAATTTTCATCCTGTAATTCGAAAATCATTTTTTGCTGCGATTCCATTCTTTGAAAGATCTCGGGACTTGTCCTGGCGATTTCATCATATTGTTTCTTTTTTTCATCCTGTTTTTCAATAGCAGCTCGTTTCATTTCTTCTTTTTTTTTCATTATTTTTTCAGTTTCTTTTAAAACATCCGGTTTCATTTCGGGCTCGCCATCAGGGTACGACAAAAGTAGCGGCTCAAGATTCATAAAGAAATCAACGACGCTCGCATCTTTAATGAAATCCTGGACCGTTTTTTCAGAGAGACGCATAACATTACTAAACGGGTCCTGCAACAACGTGCGCTTGTCGAATGTATTATGACGATGAGAAAATACCAATATTGTCTTCATCGAATCCAGTTGAATGAATGGAACCGTGTATCCTTTTAAAAATTCGCGCTCTTCGGCCAAACACGCGTCGTTATTGTATTGATGTTCTTTTAACAACTCTTTTCGAAATGCAAACGTGCCCGCAGTTGCGTGATTCGGTCCGTATGGTCCAAACTGCACCATTTGATTTGTGTCTTTAAAAAATATGTACATTTCACTGCTGCCTGCACACAATGCCGCCGGATTTTTCTGTAACATTTCCACGGCATGCGATACGCGTTCCGGCGGATAATAGTCGTCGTCGTCCATATAAACAATAATGGAGCCGCGCGCTTTTTTGTGCATGACGTTTCGTTTTCTTCCGAGAGACATTTTATTATCAAACTTGAAATATGAAACGAGCGGATGCTTAGACACCAGGTCTTCAATTACATCGGTTCCGTCATCAACAATAATCCACTCCATTCGATCTTTTGGATACGTTTGATTGTCAACGCATTTTATCAAATTTGTAATAAATGGCCTTCGATTAAATGTTGGTGTGCAGATGCTTACAAACGGTGTTTTGGATGTTGTTGTTGTCATGTGTTTTAGCGATTATTGATAATTATCGGATTATCGGATTATCGGATTATCGGATTATCGGATTATCGGATATAATATTGAAATTATTATTAATATATTTCAATATATCTTTAGATTTATATTTCATTAATACATTTAATTAAATGCATACATGTTGAATAAGAATAATGCAACCGCAATCAGTACGTAAAACGGTTCGTTGTCTTTCAAATAAGTGAATGCATTCATTACCATTCCAAAACTAAAAAGCAACATTATTAATGATTTTTTCGTCTTGAATATTTCAAAAACTACCTTGGATTGTGTAGCTTCATTTATTTGCGTAAATGGAATCCATAAAAACAATAGAATGAACTGGAAAATAAATCCAAAAAAATTCAAAAGCGGTGGTATCCATGATAATAAAAATAGTCCAAATGTCCAGGCGAGTCCAAACAACATGAATCCTGAATTATAGATTTGAAACGCGTATGTCATAAAAAATCCTAAAAATCCTCCACATACACCGATAACGTAGATAAAAAGTATACCGACTGCCATAACAAGATTCTCTATAATTCCATAACTGTCATAACGGTCTTGTTTAATAACAAAATTCAAACTTGTGCATATCATTTTAATAAATGCTCTAAATGTGGCATACGTGTTTTTAGAAGACATGGCGAGCCAAAATGAAAAGGGAGTGTATTCGAAGAATGCATTTGGGTCTTTAAGCTCCTTTTTTATGACACCGCACGTCTTCGAGCACGTGTTTCCCTCATCATCTTCGGGATCACAATACATATTATATGGAAAGCCAAAGGAGTACAAAGAATCGTCTTCGATTTCGACATGCTGTGCACCTTGGCCTGCTAGGTTCGGATCGGACGGAGCACAATATGGATATGCATGAATGTCGGATGGCATAAATTTATTTAAAAACTGTTTTGAATTCGACATACGAACCAGTGTTAAAAATGACGAACCCAAATATACTATAACACAAATTTGAATAAATAAAAAAAATAAACTTTTGAAAAAATCGGCATACGGGGCAATAGATGGGTTCATATTTCCATTATCACCAGCAGAACTAGAGTCATTCGATCCGTCGGTGTTTCCATTTTGATTTTGATTTGCTGCGGTTGCTGCGGTTGCTGCGGTTGCTGTCGTATCATTTCCAGATGCATCACTCGAAGACGATGAAAATAGCGAAAATGTATTTCCAAACATTCCTCCATTTCCAGAAGCGTCTGTTGTCGCTGTTGTATCATTTCCAGATGCATCAACTGAAGACGATGAAAATAGCGAAAATGGTTCTAATTTTTGCGAAAATAAATCTTTGATACTGGTCGTTCCTCCCAACAGTGACGAAATCATTTAATAATATTTGTAAAAATGATTTTCAAATACTTATTTTATTATATTATAATTATAATTAACATATATTTTCTTTTTTATATTTCAAATGAATGAATGAATGAGTCATTATTCATTTTCTCTCTAATCTCTCTAAAACTTTCTCCTAAAATCGAGAAAGAATGTTGCAATGGCAGAACGACTCAACGTCCATATCTATAATAGTTTATGAAATCGAAATGTAGAGAGATGAGAGAGAAAATGATTCAATACAATAAATAAAAAAGAATAAATAAATTCACAACTTAAATAAAAAATATTTTGTGAATTTATTTTTTACATTTTCATATAAATATTTCATATATAAATACATTTTAATGAAAATTATATTGACATCTTTATATATGCATTCGGATACATTCATTTCAAGCAGCGATTCCAAAAGCGGCGCATGGCCGAGTTGGTAATCTGCGGTTCGAACAGTCATACAACATTCATACTCCAATGTTCGAATCCTGCGACGATCAATGTGAAATTTCAGTTCAAATAAACCAGCAGATTTCACAAGATCAAAAATTGATATCATGAATCAATTCATTAGAGAAGCCGTTCGTCGTAGCACAAGAGACGTTAACCGTGTGTAAATGTAAATCAAACCAGTATAACCCCTGTAGCGCAGCGGAAGCGCGCCGTAAAACACCGTCCGTCGCCAATATGATGTGCAAACATCCGACAGACAGATGGTTATCGCCTTATGAGCCGGAGGACACACGATCGAAACGTGTCAGGGGTATTTTACAATTCGCCAGCTTTACAGAAGCTGGTCGTCATATGCTAAGCGACGCTAAACGCAGCAACATTTAAACCGGCATGGCGCAGCGGCTAGCGCGCGTGGCTCATAACCACGAGGTCACTCGATCGAAACGAGTTGCCGGTATATTACAATTTAGTAGCTTTACAGAAGCTACTCGTTGCATCATTGCGACACTTAAACCACCTCTCATGGCGAGCAGCTTATCGTCGAATAATCCCAAGACAGTCACGTGTCCGAACTTTCGATGGTTATCTCTTTATCATTAAAAGGCAGGTGTTGGATCGATACCAACGGGTGGTACTAACCGGCATGGCGCAGAGGAAGTGCGCCGTTTCACTTTGTGGGTTCATAACTCCGAGGACGACTCGATCGAAACGAGTTGCCGGTATTTTTTATATTAAATTTATTTATCTATTATATATTTTTATGCCTTTTTCAAGGTAGTAAATTAACGACCATTCAATTTAATATTTTATTATATATAATAACAATCTTATACGTATAATTCACATAAAAATATTATATATCCAAATATACTTAAAGATGTGTCGCTAATAATGTTATAAACAAGCAATCATATAAGATGGCAACAGCAGCAGCATGTGGTAAAAAGTTGGCGGGATATGTAAAGTGGTTCAATATGAAGACAGGATTCGGTTTTTTGAGTGTTGTTCAAAGTGTGTGCGGAAGTGATCTCAAGGTTGGAAGTGAGATTTTCGTTCACCACTCGAATGTCAAGGTGGCAGAAGAGCAGTATCGATTTTTGGTGCAGGGCGAGTATGTTGAGTTTGATGTTTCCAATGTTGCCAATGGTCAGCACTCTTGCCAGGCGGTCGATGTAACTGGAATGTTTGGAGGCAAATTGATGTGTGAAACGCGTAATGAGGCGCGCCAACAGCAGCACGGAGGAGAGAGGGAGGATGGGGGTCACGACGACTCATATGTTCCTGTTTTGAGACGCAGTTCTTCCACTTCGGATGTTCAATCGCGTTCTTCATTTTCCAGGTCAAGCGATGCTACTCGTGGTGGACAGCGTGGTGGTAGGAGATAGACGAAGTTTGACGACACATTGGTTGGTTGAGTTCAATAAAAAAAAAATAAAAAATAAACAAAAAGAAATAAAAAAAAATAATTCAATGTGCGTGAATTATTTTTTATAATAAATAAATCATAGTCATTTCATTCGTTTATTTGCAAGAAGGTATGCTTTCTTTTTATGATCACATCCATTTTTCAAAATATGAAAATCCACGATTGCGGCATTTCCGCCGGTAACAGAACTTGCCAAACGTGCTAGCCCCCATGAGCGCGCAGTTTGGTTAGGTCTTGATCCCGAAGAATAGTAAGCGCCTTCGCCCTTTTTCACAATTTGATTGAGCGCGTTTAAAGAACATCCCGTTTTTTGTGCAAGTTCTTGACTTGGAACAACATTTTTTACGCTGTATATTCGTTCTGCGTTTTGAATATGAGACGACTTTTTATTTTTAAAGGATGCCACTTTTTTTCGAGTAAAATATTTATTATTTTTATACATTCGCCTTGATTTTTTCAACATTTTTAATTGAAGTTGTTTATCTTTGTTTGATAAATGCTGGGGAACATAACGGTTCGGTATTTTACGATACCTATTTTTTTTTTTGCTATACTCTCTAATTTTCATTTATTTTTTTTATTTATTTATAAAATGGTTTATGTTTTCTCTCTCTATAAATGTACAAATATTAATTTATAAATATTTTTTATAATTATAAAAATTTTATGATTAAAAGAATATAAGAATATAAAGAATATAATTTCTAACTAACAATTTACATATAATGAATCAAGGAGTCCTCAAAACGCTGTAAGGGTTAATGTTATTTCGTTCAGTTCAACTTTAACATCGAGTCATACTAAATGTTGTTTCAAACGGATGAGGTTTAGGCGAGGGCGAGGATGAGGATGTAAATGTCGATGTCGCCAGCTGATGCTTCAGTTTCCAGTTTTCAATCACAGTATCTTTTAATTCAATATCTTTTTTATGAAGATTGTCCTTGTATTCAATTTGTAGCTTGAGACGCACAATCTCGTTTTCATAATCCTTTATCCTGTCTTTCAACTCGGCAATTTGTTTTTGAAGTCCGAGCGTTGCACCGGCAAAATCGTCTCCAATTCGCCGATACAATTTCTTCACGTTTGCAAACTGCTTGTCATCAAGAACAATGAGCTCATTAAATCCTTGTGTCGTTTTTTGAATGCGGAGTTCAAATGCAGCGCACATTTCGCGCACCTCATTTTCTGCTTCGGAAGTATATTTTGTATCAATAATGTGAAACGTCCCAATCGTCATGGTAACGCCGGACAACTTTGAATATTCGGATTCGAGCTCAATGACACGGCGCGACAAATCTTCTGTGAATCCAAACTTGTAGACAGTTGACTCGTCTGGTTTATTAACTGGGATTCCAAATGTTTCGCGCAGTTCGCGCACTTTTCCGAGCGACATTAAATAAATGGATGGGAATGTTGAAGCGTGTTTGTCAAAAATCGCCTTTAATGTGCGCGGAGATGTGTTTAAAACTTCGGCGCCGAGTTTCACTTTTTGGTCCCTTGTGCCCATCTGGATGGTGAAGAGCTTCTCTTCTGCCCAATCTTGAAACTTATCCGCATTCTTATTTCGAGAAACCATTAAAACGCGCACCAATCCTCTATATGTCAAAAATAATTCTTTTTTAATCGTGTCATTTTCCACATTGAGGAAAGACGACCGAATAAACATGTATTTATAATGTAGACCATAATCATAAGCTCGATCGGCACATATATTTCTATATAAACTTGGCATTTCGAATCCAACACTAACATCCTTGACTTTAAAGTAAATTTTTCTTCTATCTCTTTCACCTCTTTCACCTCGCGTTTCAATTTCAATGATATTTCCATCTGCATCATGAAATTTTTCAGAATCATCCAAGTATAGTATAGGTGGAGCATTTTCAATATCTTTTTGTTTTTCAGCTTCAATGATTTTTTCGTTTTTGAATTCATCCTCTTTTTGAGAGTCGCGTTGTGGTGGAAGGGGAGTTGTAAACTGTTGTGATTGAATTGACTCCTGGACCAATAATTTCATTTTTTCGGCACTTTCTAATTTAAAGTAGAATTGATCTACCCATTTTTTTGAAATGAGGAGCTGTGCTTTTTTGCATGATTCTTCGGTGGGGTTCCATTTTCTTGTTAATTTTTCAAATGTCGCATACGCGTATTCTTCCTTTGGAATTTTCTTTTTCGTAATAATATTTCTTGGTTTGGAAATGCATCCATAATAAAATTCTGGTTTATAAGCTAGTAAATCTTTTGAGTTATAATATTCTTGTTCTCCCATTTGCAAAGGAACGGGCAAAGGAACGGGCAAAGGAACGGGCAAAGGAACGGACAAAGGAACGGGCAAAGGAACGGGCAAAGGAACGGGCAAAGGAACGGACAAAGGAACGGGCAAAGGAACGGGCAAAGGAACGGACAAAGGAACGGGCAAAGGAACGGACAAAGGAACGGGCAAAGGGTTGACAGATGTAAAATCATGTGTGTTTTGCATTTTTTTTCTTGTTTTTTATAGTTAGTTATATACTGAATATATGAGATGGGGTTATTATTTTATAATTATTTTATAAAAAATCAATTTTTATAAAATAAAATTAAAAATAAAAAATAAAATTTATTTTTCTTTTACCTTCTTGTTAACTTTCTACCTTTCCTAGATGATTTCTTTTTTGATTTTTTAGCTGATTTCTTTTTTGATTTTTTAGCTGATTTCTTTTTTTGTTTCTTGGATGCTTTTCTTCTCCCGCCTCCTTGACTCATTTCGTCGTCATCACTACTATAAAAAGCTCTCGTTCCAAATAAATTCTTCTTAATAGGATTTACTTCGGATGCTTCCAATGACGAAAAGGATAGTCCGGCACTTTTAGGAACGGGGGGCTGGAACATTCGAGCACTGTCAGGAATAACGCCTTGTTGATACGGAGATTGAGGTTCTTCGCCACTATGTGTGACAAAACTTTTCGTATAAGGCCTCTTCTCGTTACATTTGGGATCTATACACGCGTTACTACTATATTTGTTTATTCCGTGTTTGCAGAAAATTCCCCATGATTCTGGTTCGAGACCTTGTAGCTTTCTAGAAGCGTTATGTTCATTAAAACATTCTCTGCACGAGTTTCTTTTTTTACCATGCGGACACACACTTTTCATTTTTAAACCAGGAGAAGTAAACCCGGCAACAGAAGCAGATTCGGGAACAAGAAATCCGCTTAAATCTGGTTGTGGACCGCTTAACAAATCATCATCAGAAGTGTATTCCATTTTATTTTAGTGTGGTTATATAATATATTATATATATACTAGTATTATATATTTATAAATAGATTATTATACAAAAAAATGTTTCTCATTTACAATTCATCCTTATTGAAAAAAATGCTTCTAAATCTCTCCATTTCTTGATCTGTAAAAATTGTAGTTAAAAAATCTTCCGGTGTTCGTGTTTCTTTCAATAAATTAATAATCATGAACAGTGAGTAAATTCCGCATTCCGTGTTGCGTTTCTGATGTTCTCTACTATTCACGACGTATTTGAAATGTAGACCCAGCACTTTGCCTTGTTTTATGATTTTTTTTACAAACTTTGTAATTTCTTTTGGAGGCGCGTCACCGGTGCTATCAAAGAAAAATATAAACTGTTTCTTCATGTCAATAAATAGAGAGATCCAATGCGATCCTGTTAAATAATGAGGATCTGTATTGAAAATGATCCCGATTTTATGTCTTGGATCAACCGGATTCAAATATGTTTTCAGTTCAAAGTTGCACAGCTCTTCAAAAACGCACGAGTTCTCTCCTTTCGGCGTTTTGTCGAAATCGATTGGAGAGGGGCCCAAAAATTCAAATGACGGAAATTTGTCTTCATATTGTTTCATCACTTTTGTAATATCGATACTCGACAGCCACTCGTTTGGATTTTTTTTCCACGTTTTTGGACTTTCGGGCGCAAAATAGTTGAATAAATTCTTCACTTCTTTGGATGCGGATGCCAATTGGCGCAACCAGCACGACTCTTTATTGCACACGTTCCCAAATCCTGATTTCAATGACTGCCATATTTCTTCAACATCGTTGCTTTGTATCGCGGCGTCTGGATGTCGCGCATTCCAACTATCTCTAAGTTGTATTAACGCACTGGTCGTATAACACGTGAAACTTTTTTCCTGTGTTGGTCCGCACGATAATTTCTTAAATTCTTTATCCATGTTTGTATTGTTTGTATTGATTGACTTTTTTATTTTTGTTCCTCCAATTTCATTATTTTTTAGAGTTTCTGACATCGTTTATAAACAACCTAAATCCTAAATATAGTTATTATATATTATCGATATAATTTGTTACATCAAAAGAAACTTTTTTCTTTTTCTTCTTTTTTTTATTATGTATTATTTTTTCATTTATTTTTTCATTTATTTTTTCATTTATTTTTTCATTTATTTTTTCATTTATTTTTTCATTTATTTTTTCATTTATTTTTTCATTTATTTTTTCATTTATTTTTTCAGTTGAATCTTTTACATTATTCTCTCCATTCTCTCTAATTTCAATATTGGTAACTTTTTTTAAATTGTCATCAACAACTACGTTTACATTGTCAGCATCCGAATCTATTCGTATTTTTTCTGTTGACTGGGACCTTGATTGTGGTTTTGATTTTGATTTTAATCCCTTATGTTTAAATGCCGGATCTCTCGGGTTGAATGTAAACTGTTGTGGGTAAACAACTGGTTGGCTTTTCTTCACATTTTTTCGAATGACGTAATTATCGAGCGTAATTTTTTTCACTTCTTTTGGTTTAAAACATATCTCATTTGCTTTATGTAATTCAAAAATGTCGTTTTCATTTTTATTTTTGCATATACATTTTTTAATTTTTATGTTTTCATTTTCATTTATTTTATTTTGATTTCCATTATTATCATCAGTTATTCCTAGACACACGTAGCATTTTTGTATGGTGTCACTTTGGTCTGAAAATTTCAAGTAAGAGATGCATGCGCGCATGTACATGTTGAATGCGTCCACCATTGTCACATCCGAATTTTGATTTTTATCATTTTCAATTTGTTCCTTGAATAAATCTTTGGTTAATAAGATAATTCTTTTCCTATAAAATCTTATATCTCTCTTGAACACCGAATCGTAATTCAAATGATTCTTTTTAAGATATTTTTCGTACTGGGTTGTATTTACCATAAATGCTAGTGTCACATCATCTATCATGTTTAGACCGCTTGGACCATTACCTGCATTTGAAACCACCAATTCGACATCATGACTTGCCATTTATTTATATAAACGAATAATGTATAATTACATTTTTTACGTAAATTATACATTATTTTTATTTAGAAACGCGTTTTTTGCTGCATCGATTTGTTTTCCCCCATACACAATTATTCATTACACACTCATTTTTATCTTTATGAGACGGGCATGCGTGTGCACTTGCATTTGATTTCGATTTGGATTTCGATTTGGATTTTGATTTAGTATTCGTCTGTTTTTTTGTAGATCGTTTTTTGCTACATCTGTTTGTTTTACCCCATACGCATTTCTTTTTAAGACAGATGACCTTGTCCTTTTGAGATGCGCAGCTGTCATCTACTGCTGCTGATGTTGCGCCACTTGAAGCACCTTTATTTTTATTTTGATTAATTTCTTGTACTTCCGCTACCGCTTCAATAGGTTTTTGCGGTGATGGCGTTTTGGATCTCGGAACAAAATCATCCAATAATTGTCGAACATGTTTTCCGTCCGGTTCCAGCGGAGAAACAAAATATTCAGGGTCGTGATCATCCAGAGCTCCTTGGAAATCATATGACTGTTGTTGATAGTCGTCATCTCTTCGCGTTTTTGGATGCGCTTTGAAATAATCTTCTATTTTCTGTTCAATGTCAACACCAAGTTGGTAGCTTATCGGTCTTCTTGATTTATCACTAATATATTTGACGCAATCGTTATGAAACGCAGCTCCAAATCCTTTGTAATACTCTTTTTTTCTAGTTCCCGCTTCCACTGCAATGGAATCTCTGAGTCCAAAGAGTTCACCTTTTTCTTTACCACTTTTTATTGGAAACTGTCCATATCTATCATCGCCTTCTAGTTCCATCACGGTATTCGTGTTGTCATCGACCCCTAAAACATCTGACAGCCAATCCAGTTTGGTATTTCGTAAAGCATACAAATCCTCATCTTCATCATCGTCGCTGGGTGGTTTTTGACCTACAAACGGGGAATAAAAAGGCAAATTGCATAGAGGGCAAAAAACGTCAAAAACACCGCCACCTTTTTGTTTAGAACAGCTCATTATATTTTTATTACTTTATATAATTGTCATATAAAATAATAAATAAGTTGACTAATAAACTGCTAAAGCTTATAGAGTATAGAATAAAATAATTTATTATAATATTATAGAATAAAAAAAATAAAATAATGAAATATCATTTATAAATTTTTAATATCATGACGCGTTGAATTATTGAAAAACTTATTTGCAAGATTATGTTCGTTCGGATTGTGCGGACAAAATGGTTGACGGCGAAACAGGTCGGGGTGTGGTTGTTCGACATAGTTTTCTGGAACTCGAACATTGTACAAGTCGCTCTTTGAGGATGGAACGTAATACGCTTGTTCACAGTTTTGGAGCGCAAACACTTGGTTGCGTAAAATGGACTCCGTATTCACGTTGGATGAAAAGAGCGACCACGGTGCTTGCGCGTTGCCCGGATTGAATGTTTGTTCGGGATTAAACGTTGGAAACGACTCCATAGGAACAGACGGAGTTGCGCGCTGGTCCAAAATCGGCATGATGGAATACTTTGTTAAAACGGGGCGCATGCTATACTGCGGCTGAAGCGGTGCGGATGGAATGTTTCGAAGTGATATACGGTCATTCAATTCTCTCGAGCGCTCTTGATTACACAAGTATAATTTATTTACTACACCAAACATGTTTTGTTTTTAAAATGTTGAATAATGTAATTCTATTATTTATCTATTTATTATTTATCTATTTATTATTTATCTATTTATTATTTATTTATATTTTAATAAATAGATAAATAATAAATAATGAAAATTAAAATAAAATCATAAGAATAAAAATAAATTGATTTTTTAAATCTTACATTTCTATATTTTAGATTACTACGAGCTACAATGTTCCTTAAATTACTTCAAGGTCTTAAAAGTGAATGTCAATGTGTTGGACGAGGGTTTGTAAAACAGATTCACACTCAAATGTGTCTGGCTGCATTGTTTGATGAGCGTCGTAAAAATGAAAACGAATGGAAAAATGTCGAAAACGAATGGGAAGATGACGATCACGAGCAAAAACGTGCATTTCATGAAGAAGATAAGCGTGTTCAAAGGGAGCAGCAACACAAATGCGAAATAACAGGTAAATCAAAACGTCCGGGATCACTTGATTGTACATGCAAAGGTATGTGTATGGCAAGAAAATCGGAAACGCACCTCATACATTATGAAGGAGGCGTCGGCATCATTCCAAAAAAATAAAAAATATACATTTGTGTAGAAAAGAGAGAGGAGTGAATAATATAAATTATCTATTCACTTTTTATTTTTTATTTATTTATATAAAAATTGAAAAATAAAATATAAATATATTAATATAATATTATATAGAAATACAACCGCGAAACGAAGGGAAGAATATGGCATATAAAGCGATAAAAATAAATGAGCGACGAGACGAAGACGCCGAATGGTTGGAAAAATTGAGATGGTTGTTCTTTTGGATGGAATAAAATTATCATGTTATTGTATTATTGCATGATATTATTGTATTATTGCATGATAGATAAAATATATATTTAATGAAACCAACATAGATAAATCGCCATATATATATGTAACTGAAAAATTATAGAACAAAGTAAATTAATAAATCCCAAATATGTGCGGTATTTTTTATTATGAAAATCGTATGACGAAATATTTGGAAATGAAAAAACTTAAATCGCTTCAACAAACATTTTATAAATCAAGTCACAGGGGGCCAGATAATTCTATTTTTTTGCACGAAAAAGTGGCGGAACATTTTTCACACCGTTGTTTTGGATTTCACCGTCTTTCAATCAATGGAGTCAGCAGTGTTGGAAACCAACCACTTAAGCTGAAAAATTGCACACTGATTTGCAACGGCGAAATTTACAATTATAAAGAGCTAATTGATGAATTTGATTTATCAGAAGAGTATAACAAGGGAGGGTCGGATTGTGAAATTGTGATTCACTTGTTTCGTAAAATTGGAATAGAAGAAACGCTCAAACGTTTGGACGGCGTGTTTGCGCTCACGCTGGTGGATCATGACACGAATGCAATGTATGTTGCAAGAGATCCGTTTGGCATCCGTTCCTTGTTTTACGGGTCCGAGTTTGGATTTGCGGCGGACATTACTGTTTCAAGCGAACTCAAATCAATGGATCATTGCGTGGGTAATTATATAAGCCAGTTTCCGTCGGGATGTTATGGTGTATACGAGCTCGGCGCTCTAACTATTCGTCCTTATTATAGCGAATTACATACTGCGGTGCGCGCCGATCCAATTTTAGAACAGTATGTGCCATATAATTATAAATTTGCGACAGTAGAAGATTCAGAAGAAAATATTTGTGCGAACATTAAGACGCTGTTAGAATCCGCGGTAAAGAAGCGACTCATGTCGGAGCGCGGTGCGGTGGGGTGTTTACTTTCTGGCGGATTAGACAGCACGCTTGTTACTGCCATCATGTGTAAATTTATGGATCCTTCGAAATTGAATACTTACAGCATTGGTCTAAAGGGATCGGTGGATTTGATGTGGGCGCGGCGCGCTGCAAACTATCTCGGAACGTGTCACCATGAAGTGTGTTTATCAGAACAAGAGTTTTTGGATGCAATTGAAGACACGGTGTATCAAATTGAAAGTTATGATACGACATCGGTGCGCGCTTCACTTCCCAATTTTCTGATTAGCAAATATATTTCACAACATTCGGATGATGTTGTCATTTTTTGCGGGGACATGTCGGATGAGATTTTTGGGTCGTATCGCGGATTTACAAAGGCGCCGTCCGATGAAGATTTCAAGCGTGAAAATGAGCGCATGATTCGCGACGTGCGTTATTTCGATTTGCTGCGTTCAGACAAGACCATTTCTGGAGCGGGACTAGAGGCGCGCGTTCCGTTTGCAGACAAGGCATTTTTGAAATATGTGATGGAAATTCCGCCGCGGTATAAGCGATTTGACGATGAGCGAATTGAAAAATATTTACTTCGAAAAGCGTTTGACGGACAGGGATATTTGCCGGATGATTTGCTTTGGAGGCGCAAAGAAGCGTTTAGCGATGGGGTATCGGGCAATTCGGGTAGAACGTGGGTGCAAATGATTAAAGAACATGTTGAAACCAAGGTATCAGACGTTGAATACGGCGCTTATGTAAAGACAATTACAGAGTTAAAAAATAGAATACAAAACGAGAATAATTTACCATATGACAAGGAGAGTTTTTACTATAGAAAGATATTTGAGAATTTTTTTCCGGAGAAGAGTGATAACGCTATTCCTTACTATTGGAGACATCCATTTTGTTCCAATGTTGACCCGTCTGCGCGTTTGCTTGAATTTTATAAACAATGAAACAATGAAACAATGAAACAATGAGTTGCATTTATAATAATATTTATAAAACTATAATAAATACTATTACAAATAATATAATAACAAAAACAAATTCAAATCATTGAATTTATAGTTATATTCATCATTTTTATTTACAATGAGAAATAATTGTAGTGAAAATAAGTCGCTATTATTGCCATCGCCATCGTCATCGCCGAATTATATGGTAACACATTTAAAAACAGAAAATAGAATAAATGGTAATGGAAATAGCAATAGTTCTGAAACATTGGAAACAATGAATAAAAACAATGAAACGAGTACGAGTGGTGTGAGTATTCCGTCTCCCGTGTTTACAAAAGATGAAATTATTGAATGCATTATAAAACATGTACAAAAAGCCGAAGTTTATAACTCAACTTATTGGGACAATATGAGCAGATTCATGTTAAAAAATACGATTATGAATATTCACAATAAAAACCATAAAGAATTTTTGAAAGATTTTCTCGTGTACAAACAGTACAATGATGCATCGGATCCACAACCGCATATAATAAAATATGGCATGTTTAAACACAAATATTTCAACCTTATGTTTCGTATCGATAATGTGGAAGATCAAATTACAGGAGAAGATATTGTCTGCTCAACTTTATTACAAAAATATGATAATAATTATAAAGACATTATAAGATTGGGAATTGTAATTCCGGTGTATTGTCATATTAAACTATCAAATCCGCAATTATTTTATAGCGTTCAGCCATTTATTACAAATGGAATTACTCTCGATAGATGGATTAAAACCATTCAAAATAAAGGTAATTTCGATGAAGTTGTGTACGATGTATTTATGCAGCTATCTGCAATATTAAAAGAGTTACACGAAGTTGATTGTGTGCACGGTGACATCAAGCCGTCAAATATTCTGATTGTTCAACAAAATGTGAATAACAAAGATTATAATAATAACGCAACTGTGTTTTTAATTGATTTTGGTCTTTCTGGCATTCATGAAAAAACGAAATGTGCGAGTGGTGGAACCTTGCCTTTTTGTGCTCCAGAAACTGAAAATACAAATGCGAACACAAGAAACGGAAACAATGTCATAAAATATCCTCAGCATTTTAATTACAACTGGTTAAAACATAATAAATCTCATGACATTTGGTCTCTTGGTGTTATATTTGTTACGATTTATATATTTAAACATATAAAATTATATTATCACGAATATCCGAGTGACTTTTTTTTATCATCTGGATATATATCGTCAAAATACATTAGTATGGTAAAACACGAATACATTCGAAACATATTAGGCGAACACATTCTTGTTGAACCATCAAAACGTTGTGATATATTTCAACTAAACAACATTATGTCAAACCTGGCATTCATGTAGGGACGGACTATGAATAGATAATTATTCTTTTGTTTATTATGTTTTTATGCTTACTAAAAAATATTTTATAAATTCATATAATATTTTTTATAAAATAATATCTATCATATATATAACTACATATTATATAAAAATGGTAAAATATGCATTGTTGATTGGAATCAACTATCGAAAAACTGCCGATGAACTTTACGGATGCATAAACGATGTTAACAATATGAAAATTTTTCTGCAGTCAAAATTGGGATATACTAGTTTTGTTACGTTAACAGACGATACATCAATAAAACCAACCAGAAGTAATATATTAAAGGGAATCGACACTCTTGTTCGCAAATTAAAATCGGGCGATGAAGCGTGGGTTCATTTTTCAGGACACGGAGTTCTCGTGCGCGATTATAGCGGAGACGAAGAGAGCGGGCATGATAGCTGTTTTGCCCCGATTGATTATAAAAGATTCGGGTTTATTAGCGATGATGTAATTCGTTCAAATTTGGTTCAGAGAGTTCCAAAAGGGGTAAAATTGTATGTTGTTTTAGACGCTTGTCACAGCGGCACTGGATGCGACCTTCGTCACAAGTATGACGACTCCAGTTATTTAACAAATCAAAACCAAAATGCAAACCCGCTAACGCTGACGTATGTTCCATCGGAGTGGTCACTTCGCCAAACAAGCTATGAATTCACAAAATATCCTAGAACTGTAGGCGAAGTGTATTGCATTAGCGGTTGTCAAGATAATCAAGAGAGTGGAGACACATATATCGAAAGTGACCAAATGTATGGAGGGGTTTTAACAAGCACCATGTTATCCCTTTTGAAATCGAATGATTTGAAAACATATAAATGGAAAGATTTGTTAAAAGACGTATGTTGCAGTGAAAAGGTAAATGGACATGCTCAAAGAACCGCGTTGACGTCTGGAAATCCATTAAATATGGAAAGTGCAGTTTTTTCATTTCCTGTTATTAGAATCGCAGTTCCAGTGAAAAACAAATACAGAAGAAATTACAGGATGTTGAATACAGTCAATCAAATGAGTCAAATGAATCCAACGAATCCAACGAATCCAACGAATCCAACGAATCCAACGAATCCAACGAATCCAACGAATCCAACGAATCCAACGAATCCAACGAATCCAACGAATCCAACGAATCCAGTCAATCCAACGAATCCAGTCAATCCAACGAATCCTCATAAAAATAAAAACGTAATGAAAAAAATGTTCTTCGTCTAAATGAAATCGCTTGATTTTCTACAAATTTTCACATGTTAATTTTGTGATACTGCTTCTACAAATTGGACACTCGCCCTTTTCCATTTTAGTATAGCACTCCGGACACATTACCTTGTGACCACATGGATGCAGTCGGAGCGTTGATTTATTTCTAAAACACATAATGCACTGTTCTTCCTCATTATCTGTTTGAATGCTTTGCGTTCCTGGTATCAAGGGCAATTTTACACTGCGATTTTGATGCAAATAACTGGCGAAATCTTGGTATTCCGGCGATCCATATGTGTCATCTGGAACCGATATAGGAATAGGCGCAGCAGGTGCTGATGCATCAGAAATGATAAAATCGCCAACATCCGTCATTCTTCGATAAAACCCCAAATATCCGGAACGAGCAGTTTCGCAATCGCAAATTCGCACTCTGGACGCGTTTCGATCATTTTTCTCATAGTACACGCTGCCATTCTCGTTTCTAGACAGCTTGAAAATAATGTTGGGAGCTAATCCGTCTAGCTCAATCGTTACGACATCTCTATAATTACTTGTTTGAAAAAATAAATGTGACGAGTACCGAGAAGCATAATACTTTACTTGCGGTTGGCCAACATCAAACATGAAATCGCGATATGCCCATGCCTGATAGTCGCGCGCTTTAAACCAGTTTGCATTTGCGACGTCTGTTAAAAATACTTTAATATCCGCCATGTCAATAATGGGTATATTTTGCCCGTTTACGTGAGAAACGTGTGTCGGTTTATAATGGTCGTTATTATGTCTGAACACTTTAACGCCGTTGTCTGCCTCATGCACAACTTCGCGATGATATGCCGGCCTGTTTTTATATTGCGTGTACGCGTTAGCGAATCGCCTGCACAAATCTGAACCTGAATCCGCGCTTATTGGAATCCATTCCGATCCCGATTGAATATAAATGTCGCGAACTTGTCTTTCATGATTCATTTTACGTTGTTTAGCGTAATTGTCTAGTTATCTAGTTGTCTAATTGTCTTGTTGTCTAGGTGTCTAGTGTCTAATCTATTATTATTATATTCATGTTTTTAATTTGTTTTATTTTATAGTATTCTATAGTATTTTGTAATATTTTAAAAACTACGGTAAAAATGAAATAATAAAATAAATTAATAATATAATATTATTATATTACTAAAAAATAATACATTCATTTTAAAAATGTCATTCACTCGATTTCACGATGACCCGTGCAGAATAAACAAGCAGTTGCAAGAATCAACTGACCCAGGACGCTACATGTTGAACAAACCGGGCAACGGCGACAAACCGTGCTATTTCGATGACCCATACATTCGAATACAGGGCTGGGGAGCCAATTTAAGAACAAATACAATTAATTTAGAAAGTAACTTGAAAGGTTTGAACCAACCGCTGTCGAGAGATTGCATGGAAAATAATTATGTAAAGACGGCTGTTTCAAGCAGCCCGATTTCATACCCGGAATGCAAATCGTCAGTTGAACAGTCACGCGTCACACATCCGGCATGGACGTATCGTGATTTGGAACAGACCAACTGGTATTATCCTCAGCTCAACCCTCAAGAAAATGTGTGTATTCCGTTTCAGAACAACTTGAGCACGCGAATTCTGGAAAAGAATAATTATGTTACAAATATTCCATGTTTTCCTTTTTTACGATGAATCAATAAAATCAATAAAAAATATTCATGTAAAACATTCATGTAAAACATTCATGTAAAACATTCATGTAAAACATTCATGTAAAACATTCATGTAAAACATTCATGTAAAACAAGTATTTAAACACTATATATGATACTTTATTTATAGTAAAAAAAGACATACCATAAATAAAAAATCGTTTGAAAATACTTATAAAATGAAGATTGGATACTTACCGGGCGTGTTTGATCTGTTACATCACGGTCACATTAACATTATAAATAAAACCATAGAAGCGTGTGACATGACCGTTATTGGCATTCATACCGACGAATTTGTTGCTCAATATAAACGCCGTCCCACACAAACGGAAAATGAACGCCTTGAAGCCGTTAAGAGTTACTTTGGGTCAAAAGTTTATGCGCTTGAAATTGTTGGTTCAAATCACCTCGAAGTCATTAAAAAACACGGCATAACACACATTTTTCACGGAACGGACTGGGAACTAACAAGTTATAAAAAACAAATCCGATATTATGAAGACGGGTTAGATAAATTAAACATAACCATCGAACTCATTCCTTACACCGACGGCATATCCACAACCATGATTGTTTCCAATTTAGAAGCATATAGCAATTTAGATTGCATGTTTTTTGACTTGGACAATACGCTGTTGCTAAACGATGCGCCGACAAATGAAGCAGTCGAGTGTGTTGACTACATTCAAAAACAAAACATTGAAGTAAAAGTTGTAACAAACAACAATAATTACACGCCCAAACAAATCAGCTCAAAACTTTGCGGCGTCGGAATCCAGATTCGCGAAGACCAGGTGTGCTCGCCACTAAAACGCATAAACCAATTTTTACATGAAAATACGAAGCAGTATGTAAATATCTACGTGTGGGGGTCAAAAAATGCAATTCAATATTTTCGCGACTACGGTTTCAATATGGTTGACGATATGAATGCTGCAGATATATTTATCGTGCTTTATAATGCTAATTTTCATTATCGCGACTTGTGTTTGCTGGTGACGCGTATACAAAAACATAACGTTCCTTACATTGTTGGAAACATTGATCTCACTTATCCGGAAAAGGACGTTGTTTTGCCGGACACCGGTTCTATTTATCATGTAATAAACAGTATTACAAAAATCTCTCCGATTCTTATATGCGGAAAACCATTCTTAAATGGCATTGACACGACGACAGACCCGGCTAAAAAATACATGCTCGTTGGGGACAGTTTATTGACGGATGGCAAACTCGCTGAAAATTTGAACATACCTTTTTATCATAAAACCGATGTATGCGATTTAGGTATTTTATTGAAAAAATTGAAACTAAGTGTAGCCACGCGCATACCCCGCGAATAAATATATATGTAAACGACTTAAATCTAACGCGAGTTTATTAATAAGCACATCAAACTATCGTAACAAATAAAATGACGACTCGCATGGTTTTTCACATTCGACAGCACAACAAGTGGTCTGTTTTTGTCCACTTTTGTAATAACATGTTTCACGTAGTTGGAAGACGTTTTAACAACGATACTACCATTTTTCACACCACATTTTCGGGGGAAATAACGACGATGTGTTATTTAGATGAAATTTTAAAATATACGAAAAATAGGCCAAATTTTTCAATTACGCTGTTTTATACGGATCTTTCGATTGATGCTCCATTTTCTCATTATGAAACGTGCGTGCATGACAGAAGCAAGGAAATTGTTGGATACGATCACCTTTGTCTTGACCCAAGTAAAGTGATGATGTATTTAGGATTTGTTCGACAAGATATTTCGATTGAAGAATATGAGTAATAAAACGTATTTTTATTTGTAGAATTGTTTTTATAAATTAAAAAATATAAAAATATTATACTATTATAATTTAATAGTATAATAATAGTATAATAATAGTATAATAGTATAATTACAAAAAATATATTACATACATATATATAATAATTCATAAAAATGGAGTTGGCAATTCCAATTGTGGCATTAGGTGGTATGTATTTAGTATCAAATCAAAATAAAAAGGGTATTAACAATGGCGGTAACGGTAACGGTAACGGTAACGGTAACGGTAACGGTAACGGTAACGGTAATCAAAATCAATCAAAAGAATCGTTTGTTACGAATTCGAGAAATGCGCTTCCGAACACAAACGTTCCTGTGACAAATTATCCTATAATGCAGCCGGACACCGGATCCAACATTAACGCATACCCTGCGCCAAACGCGGTGACGGACAAGTATTATAATGCAAGTGTAGGAAATCGGGTGCTGCAAAATCCAAACCAGTTTGGGAATTCATACAATCCAAACACAAATCCCAAAAAAAATCCTGGGTTTACGAGTCCAAATACCGTGTATTCTTTGACCGGCGAACCCATAAATCAAAAGGACTTTCAACACAACAACATGGTGCCGTTCTTCGGGGCGAAAATTAAAGGACGCACCGCGGATGCCAATGCTATCGAGTCGGTTCTTGACACAATGTCCGGCGCCGGCTCTCAAAAAATACGCAAAGAAGAACGCGCCCCCCTTTTTGCACCGCAAAACGATATCAATTTTGTAAATGGTATGCCCAATGTCAGTGACTTTATTCAGTCACGCGTCATGCCTGGAAACAAAATGGCGAATGTGAAACCGTGGGAAGAAATTCATGTGGGGCCGGGGCTAGACCAGGGGTATACCGCAAAAGGCAGCGACGGATTCAATTCGGGGATGGAGGCGCGCGATAAATGGGTGGATCGAAACGTCGACCAGCTGCGCACGCTGAACAATCCGAAAGTGACGTTTGGACTTGAAAGTCACGAAGGTCCGGCATACAACTGGAACAATTTAAACGCACCCACCTCGGAAACATTCGGGAAAGTCGAGAAGTATTTACCGGACAAGTTTTTCTTGAACACGTCTGACCGTTGGCTGACAACCACCGGCATTGAAAAAGCGCAAACCGCGCGGGCGAAAGAAGTGTATAAACCGCAGTCGCGCATTTGTACCAGCAGCGAATACTACGGTCCCGATTCCAACGTCACTGGAACAAACACGTATGCTCCAAATAATTATGAGGCGGCTAAACGACCTGAATACGCGGCAAAACCGATTACGAATGCGCACAATGGCGGTAAAAATTTTGCGCCTGGTGATAACGATTACGGTCGCGACGGATTCAAGCTGCTTTCAAACAATCGCGGCACTACGAAAAGCCACGAGGGCGGAATTATTTATGGCGCCATGCGCGCGGTGGTTGCGCCGGTTCTCGATTTGTTGCGACCTTCAAGAAAAGAAAATGCAATCGGAAACATTCGCCTTTACGGTGACGTCAAACCGGCGTGCGGATCGTCGGGCATTGTGTATAACCCGGCCAGTCGCGCCCCTACGACCATTAAGGAAACTACAGAGGGGTTGCTCGGATTTGACCATTTGAACGTTGACGCGCAAACCAGCGGTAGCGGCTATTTAGCAAATCCGCAACAAGCCGTTTATAACCAGCGCGATACAACCAGCGTGCAATACGTGGGATCAAGTGGCGGAGCTACGAATCAAGGTGTTGGCGTGTACGAAGCGCAGTACAATCAGCACAACAATGTGAATAAGATTTCGACCAGTTTTACGCCGGGTGGAAGCATGGGGCTATTCAATCCCACAGAAAACGTTTGCATAAAACGCAACGATGAGAACTGCGACCCTTGGATTCCGAATCCGGTCTTCCGAATTTCAAACCCGCCGGGACTGCAGACCTACGGAAAAATTGAGAAATATCCTCAGAATTACCAGGAATCCGTGAACTGTGAGCGCATTCAGCCCGACATTTTAGACGCATTTCGAAAGAATCCGTACACGCAAAGTTTGCACAGCCACGTTTTACGTTAACGTTAAATCATTACGAGAGAAAAAGAGTTTAGAATAAGTAAATTGTGAATTAAAAATAAAATAAAAATGTGAATTAAAAATAAAATAAAAATGTGAATTAAAAATAAAATAAAAATGTGAATTAAAAATAAATGAATAAAATAAAAATAAATGAATAAAATAAAAATAAATGAATAAAATTCATTTTTATTTAATATTTATATAGTATAATTGTAGTAATTGTAATTGTAATAAATTTATAATATTATATTCATTCGTATCATGAGAGTAAACATGGGTTTTGATATTGCATTAGGTAAGTGGGTTCTATTTAGCATACTTATGCTCGTAATACTCTACGGTTCTTATTATAGTTTATTTGGACTCAGGGAAGGATTTACGCCGGGAACATGTCCGAAAGGGTGTTGGCAGCGTCCGGCGGGCGATGTTGACGGAAACTGTTCGCGATACAATGTTGAAGACGGTCACAATAGTTTTACTATAACAGATGGACAAGGAACTAGTTCATCGGTTCAAATTAGTCCTGGCATTTACCAACTTGATACACTCGCAGGCGAAATGCAAACAAAAATTCGTGCCGCCAGCGAATTTACAACTTTTACGTGCACTGCTCATGATCCGAAATATAAAAAACCAGGGAAAAAAGTGGTCGATCCTTATATAAATCAATTGGAATTTAATTTAAATGGGTCCGATGACGACACCCTTACCATAGAATTCGACGCTGATAACAAATATGCGCCGCATGAAAGCCCGCTGGCTAGTTTATTCAAAACCAAGGAAATAGTGCTTACGGGAAGCGAATCTGCATACGCTGAACTTGATTTAACCCCGTGGTTTCCATCCGACCTAAAACCGACGAGCGTTTGTCCTCAAGTGTGCACCTGGGGCGGATATGAAGGCGGAATTACAAAAGACAAGGATTACTGTCAATACGATGCCGACTGTAGCGCGTGTGATCCGGTTATCTGTCCTCAGGGTAACTGTCCCAAACCGCCACCCAATCCCAACCCTCCGCCACCTAATCCTAACCGCCGTGGTCCGAATGGCAAACCGAATGGCAAAGATATTCTCGATTGTACTCAAGCAAAATGTTATGAACAACCAAAAAATTCGGGACCCAACAATCCCAATTATGACGAAGATGTCGGATTTTGCGGAATTGAATATGTGGATAAATCTGGAAAAAAATTCATGTTTGGATGTAGCTCGTCAGACACTTGTGCAAAATTAGATTGTAATACCGCCTGCAAACGCGACCCTAAAACGAAAAAATTTGTAGGCGAGTGCAATCCTTACCCCAAATCCGATTCTCAAGGTCAAGGTCAGGGTCAGGGTCGGACTGACAATAACAGCAGCAGTAATAATTATTATGACAGTGATATGGACGACTACATGAATGAACTCATGAAACCTGGTCAAATGACTCCAAATCAAATGTATAATTTTCGAGAAGCGCGCTACGGTTGCGAATCGTCAGAACATGGATGTTGTGCAGACGGCTTCACGTATAAAAAAGATGCCAGTGGAAACAATTGTTTTGATTTTTTGCCGTATTATAATCCCATTCTGTTCAGAGGTGGAGCTTAGAAAATAAATCATTCATTTATTCATTTTTATTTCCTTTATTTCCATTTTTTCCTTTTGTCATGAAAAATCATGATTTTTCGAATCGAAAAAATATAAATTGAAAACTTATTTTTTATTTATATTTTCATTAGCGTTTCTAATCATCGATTAATCTACCGTATCTCAAATGTTGTCTACTTTGTACATTCCTCGTGTCAATCGCACTCACATGGGTCATGGCGACTACATGAAGAAGGTGTTTGAGCATCAAGGATTTGCAGTAGTGAAATCCGTGGAGTTTTTCGAACACGAGATTCCAAGTGCAGCATTTGGGTTTGCAATTGTCAAGATTCACTTCTGGATTCCAGGTCTCGTATCCAAGCACTTTAAAGAACGTCTGCAAGATGCCAGCAAAGAAACGCGCATTGTGTTTTCCGACCCTTCTTACTGGATTGTGCTGCCTTACACCGAAAAACAAAAAAAACAAGCAGTTATCAAAATCCCCCCTCCTCCTCTTCGCGTCGCCGACAATGACGATTGCATTTGCGGATGTGGCGGATACGAACCCGATTGCTCTTCTTCTTCGCAAACCCTCTACAATCCCTTTACAGACAATATTTGGACCCCCTCTGACTTTTCCAAAGAAGTTTCCCACATTCTCAGTGAACGCCAACTCGACAATTGCAGAAACAGCTGGACTGCTATGAACAGTATCGAAGACAACTTTCGATTTTACGACACACCATTTGGTTTTGGTTTCGACACGTACTAAGCATACACACAGACACATACACACACACTATAATAAACACATGCAAATGAAAATGAAAAATTAAAAAATGAAAAATTAAAAAATGAAAAATTAAAAAATTAAAAATTAAAAATTAAAAAATGAAAAATTAAAAAATGAAAAATTAAAAAATGAAAAACTAAAAAAATGAAAAACTAAAATATTTTTTATAAAAAAAGTATTTTTTTCATATAAAAATAAATAAATTGAAAAAATAAAAGGTATTTTATTTTCTATTAGTGTTATCCTCTTCTACGATCAACAATGACTACTGCTGCTACTACTACTACTAATGCGTTTGTAAATCAACTTGGACCCAACGAACAACAACTTGCTCACACTGTCGAAGAAATCTTGCTCTCACGTATGGAGAATCTCAATCCTATCCCATCCAATGCTACCGAATCTCAAAATCTCGACGAGTTCCTGAATCTCGCTCAACGCTATGCGACAATTGTCGAACCCTCTGAACCATTTAATCGTCGAATGATCGCATTCTTGGAAACGATGGACAACCAACAATTCCGGGTACAACAGCGTCAGCGCGAACAACGCGTTCAAGTTACACGCATCGGTGCAAAACGTGTATTTGGTACCGACATCACTCGCGAAGTTGACCAAAACAGAAACATTGCAAATTCATTTGTTTGAAAAAACAAAACAAAATAAAACAAAATAAAATAAAATAAAATAAAATAAAACAAAATAAAATAAAACAAAATAAAATAAAACAAAACAAAACAAAACAAAACAAAACAAAACAAAACAAAACAAAACAAAATAAAATAAAATAAAACAAAATAAAATAAAACAAAATAAAACAAAATAAAATAAAACATTTTTTTAATTCATTTTTAAAAATAAGTATAAATAATTCGGTCAATCAAGAATAATACGATAAAATATACAATATATACAGATATGAAATAATACAGTGGATTATAAAATATGTCATTGTCATCGAGTTCTAATTCAAAGTTATCCTCTTCGTAATCATCAAAATCACCATGTTCTTCATGTTGATTTTGAGTTTTATTTATTTTTTTTTTACAAATAGGACATTTTTTTTCAACGACACACCACGCGTATAAACAAACTGCATGATATCGGTTTAAACAGCCACACTTTAAATATTTATTATTGGAATTTAAATCTAAATTTTCTAAACAAATGTAGCACATTTCAAAACTGTTATCATTATTATCATTATTATTATCATTATTATTATCATTATTATTATCATTATTATTATCATTATTATTATTATTCATTATTATTATTCATTATTATTATTCATAATATTATTCATTTATTATGTTTTTTATATTATTCATGTTTTTGCATTTTTACTTTTAATATAAAATTGAATTTTAAATCATATACATACGAATTGATAACTAGCTTACATATATCAAATCCAAATCAACTCATTATGAATCAATTTTCGTTATCAAATCAAAATTACACAAAACAACAACATCTGAGAGATTTTCTTGAATTGGCAAAACAGCGAATGTTATCACGAATTCCGACAAATATAACAAATGCAACAACTATAACAACAACTACAACTTCGTCACAATTTTCGATATCATCGTTATCACATGCAATCGAACGAATGATTATGAATGCGAACAATGTGGAAATTGTTTTCGGCGTTGGTTACATTTTGATCATCGTTGCGTTTATTATGAAACAATTTTTAAAAACGTTCCGCCGGTTTGAATATCATTATGCGTCATCAAATGATGGAGCATATAACCGTTTTGGGTTTATTGCAAATGAAGATTCTGACTCCGATTTCACTTCATCATCCGATTATGTGCGGTATAGCGATGGTGACGAGAATAATGACGTTATAGAATCATCACCATCGTCACCCATTTCATTACGATATACTCTATCAAACGCCGCACACCTACCCCTTGTAACGCCTCTTCAAAAAATAACTACTGTCACTCCACAAACCCCTTCCCCGCCGCTCGTAAGAAGAAGTTTGCGTTTGAGAATCAAAAGTGAAATGAATTTATCCTTAACCTCAACATCAACAACGGAAAAACAAAATAAAACAAATGTAGTAACACGTAGTCAGACAAAACAACGAAATCAAAGTCAAAACCGCAATATAAACAATACAAACAATACAATTGAACGTTTATCCATATCATCTGAACCCATACCATCATTATCATCATCATTCAATCGAAACCATGGCTCATCCACAACTCCATCGCTTCATCCAGAAAACGACGAGGAACTGGCATACTATCTTCAAAGATGCTATGAAAGAAAAATGAAAAAGAGATCCGAATTCAATTCTCCTCTAGTTGTTCGTCGCCTTGTCTTATAATTTCCACATTCATTTATATTCTTATATATTCTCATATTCTATTCAATAGAATCCAATCAAATTCATTCATTACAAGCCGGTAACCGGCGGGGGTGCATTGCTCTTATCGGTAATATCCTTTCCAACTTTTTTATTTACGTCATTCACCTTTTGTTTCAAAATACTTGTGATTACATCCGTATTCGCTTTAATATTCGTTGCATTGTCGCCAACATTCTTTGATGTCCCGTCAACCATCGGTTGAAGCGCGCTCACTTTTGCCGCCAAAGCGTCCGTTTTTGCACTATCCGCATTCGCAGTATCAGATAATGACATGGTTTCAATATCATTCGACGATAACATAGAATAACAAATCATGCATATAAAAAATAAAATAAATCCCAATACTACTAAATTACAAAATTTACAATTTAATTTTAAAATATTCATACGTGTATTTTTATTTTTATTTTTTATCTTGTATGAATATTTTATTTTTATTTTTATTTTTTATCTTGTATGAATATTTTATTTTTATTTTTATTTTTTATCTTGTATGAATATTTTATTTTTATTTTTATTTTTATTTATTGAATTAAATATACATACATTCACATTCGACTACTTGCTTTCTTTCAATGGTGCGCCAGGACACTCGAGTTCATTTGATTCTTCTTTGGGAGGGGGAGTGCTAACAATTTCATTGTTGCGTTTATTCGTCTGAATGCTGTCCTCAAACTTCTTAAGAACAAATAACTGTGACGACAAACTTTGTTCATTCATAAATTCAATGACTACCTCTATGTTTACACGTTTACCAGTCGTCTTTAATACCGTCTTGTAATGTTCATGTAGTTGAAACATGTTTTTTTTGTATTCCAACGCATATTCTTTCAGCGCTTTTTTCTTATGCACATAACACTCTAAATAATTCTGGTGCAAATTATGCATATAATTATAGAAATTTGTTGAGTGTCGGAAAAACTCAACCTCGTTTTCCGGAAACCTGTCAAAATGACTCTGCAATTTTCCAAGTTTTTTCAAATGCAAATAAACAAATCGACTCTTCTCTTCTAGACCCTTTGCATTTTTCATAAACTCGTAATTCGGATTGCGAAATTTATAACGCGCACCTTCATGTGACCGAACCATGACTCCTGGATAATAATACAATGAATTGTTTGACGCCCACACATTCAAAATCTTCTGAAAATCTTCTTCACCATTCTTGATACTGAATCTGGCCGGATGGCGAACACTCGAGAACGCAGACCACTTCACAACAGAACGATCCATCTCATACACGGTCATCCCGTCAATGTAATAAATCGCAACAATATACAACGCCATGCTCTTTACCGGCGCAACAATCGTGTTGTCCGGATGCTCTAGAACAAAACTATACGAATACTCCTTCGGCAAGTCATCAAAATCCAATCCAATAACGGCACACGCTTCAAAAAACATCCGTCGAAAACATTTTTTATCCACCACGCCTGACAAATTCTCCTTCTTTTCTACCGGAGAAACCATATTCCTCGTTGAAAACTCCCACCCTTGCACATCATTCGACGGATTGTAAAACAAATTCACCATGGTTCCTTCCACGAACTCCTCCGCAAACTTTACTTTTGAAAGGTCCAACACATTTTTAATACCAGAATCATCTTTTGATCTAGGTCTATGTTCACACATTGGAGGCGAAAAACTCACAATTTTTCGATCCGCGTTCAACACCACCGAACGAACATACTGCTCGTACCCATATTCAACTCCATCTGAAACACGCTTTTGCAATATTTTCTTATCATAATTCACCAAAAAGTAGGTATGGTTATAATTTTTTGTTCGCTCATTATTACTGTGCAACCAAAAACCAGACGGGGAATTCACCCAGTCATCCTTGTTATTTGTCACCTCCACTACTTTGCACCTTACGCACGCATCATAACATTTACACCCAGCGTCATCCTTGGCACCGTTATCGCCTTGAATAAAATCATACAATGATGGCACACAGCTCAAATCGAATGAATAATCATATTGTTTACTATTAACAGTTGTCATTTTTTTTAATATTATATCGTCTGTTGTTATTTATATCTTGTGTATATAATTTCTATAATACTATTAAATATCAATTTTTCTTTAAATGTATTCTGTAAATATTTAATAAGAAGTAGAACGAATTGATGAATTGAATAAATAATAATTATATTCTAAAATTTAAAGAATTTTCTCTAATGATTACTATATATAATATTTATTCATATTTATAATTATAATATTATAGTTATTGATTTCATATATATATATATATTTATATATTTATTATAGCATCAAATAAATACGTTGAATTAAATGGAAGTAGAAGCAGAAGTAGAAATAGAAGAGAGAATTCAATCCGACCCTGATCCTGAAATAAATAATAAACTGTTTCTGGGAGACAAAATAAAAATAAATGCAACCGTTTCTGATTCCAAGCTTCAAAATAACGTGTATGAAATTGTGTATATTGATTTGAGTGCACTTCATCTTAATGATAAAAAAACACAACAGCTCGTAAAACTTCGCATTCGTGACGGCGAATTCACCGATAAAATCGAAGATGAAGACATTTTAGAAATACAAGTCCTGGAACGAAAACCGACCCACAAATTCGTCGAACAACATGACCTGAAAATCAATATGGTCATATCCGTCGAATTATTGTTGACGCCAGACCAAATTCGCGAACATTTACAAGAAGTTGAAGGCACCACCAAATCGTCGGAATCAGGCGCGGAAGCACAGAGAGAAGAAAATGAAGAGAAACCGCTCATTATCACATGTAAAATTATTGATGTAGATGCAAATCAGGATATGATTGAAGTTAAAATTATACTTGATGATAAAGAATCGTCATCGTCATCGTCATCGTCGTCACTCTCTCCAGAAATCAAAGAACAACTGTTAAAAGACAGCGTATTTATCAATTTTGGATGCCGAGGATTGCCTTTTTGGATAAAACGAATCAAGGTGCTTGAATATAAACCCACGACACCATCAAAACTAACCGACGTCGTTGAAGAACAAGCTATTCAAGGCGAAGGCGAAGAATGCGAAGAAGGCGACGTTGGTATCGATCTCGACCTTTCAGAAGCGCTGGATGAAGGCAATCACATTTTTGCAAACATCATGTACGAAGTTCCGTCTTCACAAAAAATCGTTTCAGAAATAAAACAGTATAACGACTTATTGGAAAATATAATTGCATCCGTTCCAAAACATAAACGAACAGAAGTCGAACTCAACAGCATTCACCGAAACATTGAACGTTTTTTCCAGCTGCGAAAGGAGTATTCCGTTTTCGATAAAAATGGGGTTCCAAAAATGCCCGCCCATTTTACCGATGCAGACAAGCCCGCCGTTCCACACATTCAAAATCTTGACACACCGCTTTATTGGGTTCTGCCTGTCGTAGAAAATATTAAGAAATTATATGTTACAGGCGACGACGCGCAAGAAGAGGATACGGTAAACGGAATTTACAGCTTTAAACAACAAATCGCGGAAGAAAAGGGGGTTTATCCGGATCGAAATGCGCCGCATAATCCGAATATTATGAACGATCTCAACTCGTATTTAACTCCATTTGAAAACCCGAAACAAAATCCGGATCATAATTACGTAATGCAAGGCAAACCGGTTCATTCCAATATACTCACTTTATCCACGAATAACGACACCATTGTATCCCGATCTCGTTCAAAATCAAACGATGAAACTTCGATTCCACAACCGCAATATATTGATCGAATGTATAACACCGGTTTAACAAAGCTGGAGTTTGAAGATGTCAAGTCAAATAGTGTGAAGCGCGTAGATTCAACACCCGACGATTCGGCATTTGTTACTTCCTTTATGACACTTGACAAATCCGCACTTCATTTATCTCAACTGCTTCTACCGGACACTCTTTTAACCGATCAGGTGGCACTAAATTTTACGTTTCTTAAAACATGGCACTCCATTATATCAAACGTTACATCGAGAGACGACATTCCATCTGAAATTATCCGAATTGAAAAAAGGGGCGACCAACAATATGCGTATGCGGGCGAATACAAGGGGACTTCATCACTGTTTAAAGATGCAGCATTGTTTTTAATTGACAATACCAATACCAACAACACCAACACCAACGCCAATCGGAGCACTGCCGTGGTCAAAGAATTTATAACTTCGTTTGTTCCAACAAATGAAGACGCGTTTCACATTTTGGATTCGGCGGGAACAGATAAAACAACCAAAATAACCAAAACAAATAAACAGCCAAAAAACCGTCTTCATAATTATTTATCTTTATATAAAGTCATTTACGCTCTTCAGCCGTTTTTAATTTATTCGAAAAACGTCAATTCGCAGCAGTATGATATGATGCGCGCATTTATTCATAAAAATATTGACAACTATTTTAAAAAACTTGGAGTATCCAAATCCAAATTCAAAAAACTCGTCAATAAAAATGATATTACGGGATTCGAATCGTTGGAAATGTTCTATAATGCATTCGGCGATCACGACTCCAAGTCCGCTAAAAAAGCGACAAAAGACGCCCTTCAAACAAAAATCGTCCTCGCAGATGATACAACCGTAACATTCGATGAAATTTTTAAACTTTATAAATTCAATGAACTGAAACGCCAGGATGACATATTTCTCTCTACATCTGAAATATTAAAAATAATTATCGAGACCGATTATGCGCGCTTGTTCATGGACGCGCTCGCCGTAGAAAATTCGGATTTGACGTCTTCCGAAATCGACAGCATTATACGGAGAGAGCAACAAGACATCGCAGAACACCTCTCAAAAAACGCGTCATCATCCGACGCAAAAACGTGCAAAAAACGCGAAATTACATTGAGTAAAATATATTCTTCGGTTGCTGTACTGGACCTCGATAATAATAAAGGAGACGTGCTGTTTGACGCGCGCTACGATTCATCGGGAAGACGAGTTGTAAAAGATGGCGACTATGCGGCGTTAAAAGGCGATGCAAGCGAAGGGGGTGAAAGTGAAGGGGGTGAAAGTGAAGGGGGTGAAAGTGAAGGGGGTGAAAGCAAAGGCGGTTATCAATACTTTGTAAGGCGCGACAATAAATGGGTAAAAGACGATGATCCCGAACTTCAAAATGTGCAACTCGATGACCCGTCTTATTTTTGCAACATTCCGTCAGAAACCAAACCCACTCCGTTGTGTTTTTCAATGAACCAAAAATGTCTTGACAAGTCGGTTGCAGAATCGTCGATTTTACAAGATTTAACTGCAAGAATTGTGAACGAATTTGACCAAAAAAGTGAAGCAAAACGGAAAAATATCGATGAAATATTTTTATTCGATTTGAAAAATATAAAATTGCTCGATAAACTCAAAGTGTACGATATTCTAAAATATAATAAATTAAAATATGCACTTGGACAAGAAAATAAAAAAAGGGTTGACACCGTCGTAACATCTCCGTATCAAGATACCGTAAACTGCATTCTCGGATTACAAGACGTTGGATTAAAATATCAATGCATTTTAAATTTGGTAAGCAGCGAACTTTTTGTAAGAAGCGCAGCACCGGGCGATGACGCGCACTGGTTCTACTGTAAAACAACCGGTATGCGTTTACTACCAACATTTTTCTACGACCTTGCTCAAAATTATAGTCCCGCCGATCCAAAATCGTTAAAATACATGTCCGCTCTCTCTCAGATTGAAAAATCCAACGGTAAACGCGAAGGCGACCAAATTGTCGATAAATTCAGCGGCTACACCATTTCAAGAATTGCATTCGTATCCGAATCGGAATGGATGGCCGGTGCTGAAGAGGAAGGTTCCGGTTTAATGCGCGATGAACAGCAAATGGCTTCCGACATTGCGTCCGTAAATGCGGGCGAAATTATTGAAGTTAATATTCAGAACCAAGGCATTCAACAAACTGGAACGGCAGCTGTAATTTTACAAGAAGACGAAGATGCGGAAGCAGAAGAAACGGAATTAGAAGGCAGCCAAGAAGAACAAGAAGAAAAAGAATATGAATTTGAAACAGAGAGAGAAGAGTATGAAACCATGATTGGAATCATAAACCACTACGAACATTCATTATCCATTGTTCTTAAACCAACGGAAAGACGATTTATCATTGAAAATATTCAGTTTCTTGTGCCGGCGAAAAAAACAAAGGAACAATATGAAGCCGATAAAAAAACCAGCGCGGATTATGAAACATACGAGAAAACATACAACCAATACCTCGTTTTTTATTGCATGGCACTCGTCATCATCGTTGTGCAAACATCCATTCCGCAAATTAAAACTAAAACCACATTCCCTAATTGTGTAAAATCATTTGAAGGGTATCCGTATTCCGCAGACGAAACCAACTTGCCATTTCTCATTTATATGGCGTGCATCACTCAAAAAGTAAAGAGCGAATACGCGCCATGGAACTCTGTGAAAAAAATAAACCAGGATAAAATGAGGGATGCGCTCTTTAATCTAATGAAAACAAAAATAATAAATTTACCGAATGTGCAAGCGCGGTTCGAAGCCAAGCGCGACAATGATGCGATAAAAAAACAGCGCGAAATCATGAAAGTAAATGCAAGACACAGAATTAATGATGCACTGTTTCTGTTTCGCCCGCTTCTTGTTAATCCGTCCATTGTCCTTACCACAACGCCACTGCCTGTTACAAAGACGTACTGCGACGACCTGAAACGAAACCTTAAAAATGGAAACAGTTTACAAACGGAAAATATACTCGTCGTTCAATCAAAAGTCATTCACTTTTCTCTACTCGTTCAGAAACTCATTCAAGATGCAATCACGGCACAAACAGCGGACAAGACAAAGCTTCTCTCGAGAAACTATATTCAAAATGCGTGCTGCAATGAAAAGGGCGACAAAGGTGACAAAGGCGATGGTGATACTGGGGAAACTGTATTGCAATACATGATACAGAGAGAACCAAATATTCGAAATTATTGTGACATGGTCGAATGTAGTGCCGATATTTTACACGACGTTTATAGTTTAAGTGAAGCAGCCACCATGTTGGATCCAAAAGATACGCGCAGCATGCAAATGCTGCAAGCAGGTCAAGGCGTCATCCATTATGAATCCATGTCCCACGAAACGTCTTCCAATTTTGATGAATATACGATTTATAACGCCTTTATGATGTACTGTAATTATGACAAACATAAAGGAATAAAAGCGATTACCTCGGCTGCTGAATCAGATTCGGCGAAAAAAAAGAAGTCGATAAAATTAAAATCCAAAGAAAAGGCGGGAATAAAAGCAAATGTAGGACAAGCGGAAGCGAGATCAGCGATTGAAGAAGAACAACAACAAGAAGAACAAGAGCGACTGGAACAAGGTGAACAAATCGAATCGGGTGCTACAAGAGAAATAAACGAAACGGCCTTGGCCGCAGAACTTCAAAAAATTTGTAAATTCAGAAACACATTAGGAGAGAATCGCGACATATTTAATATTCTGAAATCTGCAAAAGGTATGACCCACGATAATAAATTAAAATTAATCACTCAAATCAAAAATGAATTCAATTTGGATTACACCATTAAAGATTTACAGCATTTGCTTCAACTTGTTCACCGCCAAACAATGAAACCCATGTATGAAGCTCGCGTTGGAACCTATAATGAAAACTTGAATCGCATTTTAACTAAAACGCTGTCGCCATCTCTTGCCGCATCCGTGACTGTGGCTGCATCTTTACGCGTGCTGGATAAAGACGTTCTCGTAGCGCTCAAAGCATTCAACGAAAACCCGACCACCGAACGTTCCAGGAACTTACAACGACGCGTCGAACAAACCAGTAAACTTTTAACGGAGCAAATCACGGCATTTTTAAATATAAAGAATAAAGGAACCATGAATGCAGTATTCAGGACACCGTCGGATATTACACAAGGCGTCGTAACCAAGGGTGGTATCATGTTGTTTTATAAAACTGAAAACACTCTATTAAATGGCGAAAATAATACGCTTGAAGTTTCAGTCGAATTCATGAAAAATGCAATCAAAAATATGACACAAGTGTATCCAAACATGATCCTGACTCAAGTGTCTGAAATTGAGTCGTTGCCGCCCTACATTACGGGGCAACTTTCTTCCGGCGACGCTTCGTCCATTATTGCCGTTTCAAATGAGCGCGTTACGAAAACACTTGGGAACTTTTATAAAATCGGAAACAAGAAACCGGTTAGTAATATTTTGAATAATGTTCAGTCGACTACGCTTTTATTGAATGAAATTATTGAGAATACGCCAATTTATAGCGGAGACAATAAACACATTACAGTGCTTCTATACGAATATTATTTCTTGGCATCCATCCATTCTTATTTGCATTTTTCTAATGTTGTGAAACAATTTCGAGAGAAAAAGGCGGGACAAGGACAAGGACAAACAGCGCCAAAACAAAAGAATCCAATCGATGTACAAAAGGAAGTATCGCGAATTTTGACCACGTATTTCGAGCTCATTTTGGATGATAAAAAAATAATGAATCGCAATATTGAAACCGTTCGTGAAACTTATTTGCGTTCTCTCGACGATGAGAGAGATGACATTGTTCAAAATGTGGAACAAATGTCGGAGGACCAGAAACAAATTTACTTGAATCATAAGAAATACAAAATGGGTTCGCAGTCCATTGGTAAAAACGCTGGACTACGGATTTATAACCCGGATTTTGAAACGGAAGAGCTGGCACGCATCGAGAGAATCAACAATCGTAAAAAGGAGCGCGGAATACTGAGCACAATGCTGTCCGGCGATCCAGACCCAGAAGCACTGGCTCGCGAAGATGCGGTTGCAGACGAAGGCGATGCACCGCACTATGACCCGGATGAAGAAAATGAAATGCAAGAAGACGATGCGCACGAAGAGTACGCAAATTCTGCCGACATGTATCCGGATAGTTATGTGGACACAGAAGGAGTTACAGAATTCGAATCTTGAGAGAATAGAGAGATAATCATGATATTATATTAAATATTATTTTATTTTTTAGGAAATATAATAATAATAAGAATAATAATATTTAATATATACATATAATATAAAATAATATATAATATATATAATATATACATAATACGATACACGATAAGAAGATAAATATTTATAAATATTTAGAAAAATGTCTTCATTGGATGCCGTCCTGTTGACGCCGCCCCAAACGCCATCAAAATCCTTCACTACACCAATACGCTTGCGAAAAAAAACGCCTACCCCTTTGCCACGATCACCACAACTATTTAAGAAGTCGGTTTTTAGTCGTCCAGATTTGCCAGAGGTTTATAAAAATAAAACTATTAGACATGCCAAAGAAACAAATGTTTCCGAGTTTGTTGAGTTTATGAAAGAAAATTTTGGAGAGGACGCTTTTTCAAAATTAATATGGAAGTTATCTACTCCTGTAACTTTGTATAAGGGAGGTCGTTATCCGTACGTGTTGACTCAATATCCATCGTGGTTAACTGATATTATGCAAGAGTTTATTGAATTACTACAAAATACACCAGAATTACCAGAATTACCTGACATTTTTCTTCCTCTACAAGAAATATTAAAGATATATGTTCCGTCAGGAGGACTTCGCGCTCTCCCCATTGCTGAGGAAGATTTTGTTAAAAGAAGTAATGAAATTGTTGATAATTTTATAACTGGTAGTCAGTTGGATCCAAATAGTGAGATTGCTACAAATATAAAATTGTTTTTTAGCCGTGTAGTTTTTATATTATTTGATTTTATCAAAAAAAATGGTGAGAGTGTTGATGTTGAAACGCGTGTATATGTCGTATCAAAAATCGAGCAGCTTATTCCAATATTAAAAAGGTTGATTCAACTTAATAATCAAAATAAAAAAATTATTGTAGGTTTGAATATGGAAGATGTGGCAAGATATGGTAAATCTGAACGAGAATCTGATATAAAAATATTAAAACAGCAAGATCCGAAATATTATAGAGATGAATGGTCTATTGCACAAGGACTGGATGAGCTTTATGAAGAGCGTCAGGAAGCGCGTGACGAACGTAGACGACAACGAGCATATGCGGGTCAAGGAGGAAGAAAAAAAAATATTCGCTCATCGCGCAAAAAGCGCAACAGCAAAAAGCGCACTTATAAAAAACGTAGTAGTTATAAAAAATAAAAATAAAAAAATGTAAAATAAATGTTGTACAACAAATATTTTATTTTACATTTTTAATGTACCAAGTGGGAGCAGCCCTCTTTTTGTTCCATGTGGCGATTTTTTGTTTTTCTTCCGACATGTAGTAGTTTCGGTATGCTTGGACTGCGTCGTTTTCACATTTGTACTGGTCCGGCATGGCTTGTGCGAACGGGGTAATACGCTGTTGAGGAAAAAGCGACGCGTCTGGCATATGCTCTCGTAAATATTGTGCAACCGTGTATGATTTATGGATTTTGGTTTCGGGGTGGTTATAACGGTATTGCCATTCCTTGTGCATTTCGTCAACGAGGTCGAGCGTCCAAATGAAATTGGCTTGAGATTCTCTGCACCAAATTGTGACGGGATGATTTTTGTGTGCAATTTTGTAAAGCGGAGCGTTGCCTTCCTCGTCATCGGGAAGAAGAATCCGACGAGCAGAACACAGCATTTGCACCGCCTCTAAAATGATTTTTACAATGTGTTTGTCCATCATGGCTTCGGCAACTTCGCGTGGAATCAGGGATAAAATAAACAGATTCATTCTTTCTTTAAGAAACAGGGAAACAATAAACAAGAGACGCTATTAACAATTATATTAACCATTTAAAAATCAATTTGATTATTTTTAATTGATTTTATTGTTTGTTTCGTCATCATTATTATTTTATTATTATTTTATTGCATTAATATATGTGAATATTTTTATTTTTATTTTATTTTATTTAGGTGAAAATTTATAAAATATGAAGTATAAAAAATGGTCGTTGAAAAATAGACGGCAAAAACGGCAGCGACATCGTTTTTCTAAAAAATATGCTGCCGCCACGGTTCAACGCGGCGGAGGATTTATGGACACCATTGCAGAACTAATTGCAATGGAAGGGCGAACTCATACTTGCATGGCCGTTCATCCAACTCAACCATTGGTAGCAGTTGGGGATGATGCGGGAATTATAACGTTATGGGAAATAAATCAATCGCAACCAAAAAGGTTGGCACGGTTAACCGGTTTACCAACTATTGTAAAGTTTGTAGAATTTCATAAAACTTTTCCCGTAGTAGCGGCGGCATGTTCTGACAGAGTATTAATGTGGAAATTTGATAAAATAAGCAGAGAACAACAGCAACAGCAAGAAGGTGCTGTTCAACAACTTGAACCGTCACATACTCTTAGTGTCTTTGGTTTGAGAAGTCAAGAAGAAGTTGAACAAGAATTGCGTGAAATGGAACAAATGAAGAAAGAAGCAGAAGAAAAATATAAAAATGTAAACGACAAATACTTGAGTTTAAGAAAAACTTTATTAGATATTACATCGAAAATTTACGAGATTGAGAAAGCGATGAAACCCTTAGAAAGAGGGTTGAGTGTTGTAACCAATGAAGATGAAGTGTTAAAGACGAAGAGAGAATTGCAAGAACTAACACAACAGTTAAAAGAACAAGAAGAACAACATAATTTGATTGATCACGAACGGGCTAATATAAATCAACTTGTTACTACTGCCTATCGTGATTTTATTGAAAAACATAAAAAGACGAATGAATTAAAAAGTGAACTCGAAATGATTCGCATTGATGCGCGCGACGAAGTTTCATGCATTGCTTTTTATCCGCTCTGGTCTGAAAAAAATTCATCATATATTGCAGTCGGTGTAAATAATCACAACAACATTGATGATAATCGAATTATTATGCATCGTTTTAATATTGAACCCTCTTCTTCGTCAGTTATATACACTTTACCTCCAAGTTTAGTAGGTGAACCTCCCAATGAAACTCCCGATGATGTGTTAACGGCATCCTTTAGTAATGATGGACGGTTATTTGCCTTTGTAACAAAATCGTCAGATGGCAGAACTGTTTTAAAAGTGCGGAATTTTAAAGATGGTGAATCTCGCTATTATCAGAGTGAATGTAAATCTTATAGAATAGATGGTGAAAAAAAACGTGCTATAACATCGATTAGACCTTATAGTTCAGATACATGGCATCATTATCATGGGACGCAATGCAAAAATGAATTTTTGATTGGATGTGATGACGGTTCTTTGACGATGATACAAGCAATAACAGAAACTCCAAGGAGCACTGTAGTGTTTGGTAATGCGACCACGATAACAAAAGTAACGGAATTAACAAGCATACCGGGACAAGAACGGACTTCCAGAGAAGCGATAGAATGCGTTGCCGTTCATCCATCATCTTTACCTTTATTTGCAAGTGGTTCGCGCAATTCCGTTCAAGTATGGGGAATTGATCATCGCGATGCGCTTGAATCCTTGGCTTTACAACCTGGACTTGTTCCTCTTAGGTCGATAGGATTTAATCAGAATTTTTTGGCAGTGTGCGGTCCTGGCAATGTACGCATTTATAGCTGTAATGCTGAAGATTATCGCGGTTTCAAGGAAGAATTGCAGAAAGAATTGAAAGTTGGGTCAGAAATTGCAGAATACGGCGCCGAGTTAGTATTGGCAGGTAGACAAGGAGAACCGTGTTCTATATGCGGCGATCCAATGAATGATCCATTATCACAACAGGCGTTAAGATCAGGGCCAGCAGATGCTCAAGAAGTATATCTGGAATGCGGGCATAAATTTCATAAAGATTGCATAGAACCATGGATAAAACAAAGAAAACCATGTCCCATATGCAGAGGACAAGGTGGTATAGCAAAAGCAACACCACAACGCATTGTTAAAGGAAGAGATGAACAAGAATTAGAGGAATCAAAAATAAAGATACAATCTATCGCCGACGAACTTAAAAGTCGTACTAACCGTTACCAACCTCGTGTTTTATTTGGTCAATCTGCTGCCGCTCCTGAATCTGTTGCTTCTGAAGCTGTACCTCCTGGACCCGCCGAATTAACACAAGAAGAGCTTCGGGCTGCACGTGTTGCATATTTTTCAAAACAACAACAATCACCAAGTGAAACTAGTGGTGGTGGTAAACGAAAAAATAAATACTCACGAAAAAAATATAGTTCAAAGAAATCAAAAATTCGTAATTATTATTCAAGCTCGAAAAAACATAAAAAATATTCATAAATAAAATAAAAATAATAAATTATCAAAAATAATAACAGTAAATAATTTTTGATAATATTTTTTACAATATATATATTTATAGATTATTTGATGTATAATGTATAATTTCGTATATTTTTTTATTTTGATATAATAACAATCAGGTTTAGCGATATTCATATACTTGTATAGAAATCTATTAATAAAAAATCTATATTAATAAAACATAAAATAACCATGAATCGACTGTTTATCAAACAAAATATCACTTCACTTTCTATACTGTTGTTTATTATACTATTTGGAATTATGGCATACGTGAAACCAAGTTTTATATTTAACAAAGACGGAACCGTTCGCCAGTTTGGAATTGGATACAAAAATAAAACCGTGATACCAATATGGCTGATCGTGATTGTCATGGCATACTTGTCATACATATTTCTGCTTTATTTGCAAGTATTTTAACTAACTAAAATAAACCATCTTTACAATATCGATTATTCATTTATTCAAAGCTGACAACCACTTCAACCTTTTCTGTTTTTATACTTTTGATTGCTGAAACCGACAACTCTTCGCGCTTCTTTCGAGTTTTATTTTTTTCACTTTTGATTTCATTTTTCACCTCATTCGTAATGCTAGTACTGTCATCATCGCATGATGCACTAGATGATGTTGATGAAACAGAAGATAGCGATGAGGATGTAGAAGAATTCGACGACGAACGTTTCGATGTGCTGTTTCTCGCATTCATGTCATTTTCAATGGTGTCATAATGCTGCTCAATGTATTGAACAATGTCATTTTCAATGGCCCATTTAAAAAAGTTGAGCTGCCCAATCGTTGTCTGAATGAATGTGCCGTTTTTATACGGAATTGTAATTCTATCCCATCTACAAAACGGGTCGAATCGTTTTTTTGAATACGCTTTCAGTTTCAATTTATAATCGACATACACCTTAAATCGTCTGGCCCCTTTTGAATATTCGTTATTGATCGCATATACTGTGAAATATTTCTTTGCATAATTGGTTGCAAACCAGTCAATAATTCGAAGCGATATTTTCGAATGGCCGTTAATAATCTGCAACATTACGTCCAAATTATCATTTTGTTCATAGAATTTTAATAAATTAGTCAGTAATAATGCATTTTGGGTCGTGTATCCAGAACCATTAATAATATTATTAATATTGGTATTTGTATTCATAGTTTTTATAATGATGTTTGATATGGTTTGATATGGTTTGATATGTATGTATATATATTGAATTGAAAATGATTAGTTTATATTATTATGAATTTATTTATGTCAATGATATAATTACATGTTTTTGGTTTATATCATTTTTTAAAGAAATATTAATTTAAAAAATGTAAAAATAAAATGTAAAATAAACTCAATTCACTTTTCGGAATGTCAATCCAATCTGTTTTCCGTATTTAAAACGTTCACTGTCCATGCTTCCACGTTTCAAATTACATTCCAAACAGCTAATAACAACATTGTCTGCATTGTGTCCCAAGTCATTATTAATCCGATCCAGCGTCCATTGCTGTTTTGAATACATGTTTTTATATAAAACCTCGCAGCTCTGCTTACAGTAAAAACATTTCATCTTGGAACACAACAGTTTATCGATTACATTTTCGAGAGATATAAATAAATCTTTTTGAAATATTTTCTTTTCCACATCTTGTCGTTTATACCCCGAAATTTTAGTTGACAGTTCTTTTATAATAAGAGACCGATGCTCCACACTAGCGTCTTCCATATTCAAATACAGTTTTGATATTTCGCAAAACTGATACGCGTGTGTGAAACAATGTTCTGACAAATCCCATTTTTCACACGAGGATCGCTTTAACTCTCCCGATTTCGTAGATACTTTTTTTAAAGCTCCCCCTGCTTCTTCTGCTCCTTCTATATAATGTGTATCGTTTTCGATACACTCTTTTTTAAACATCCTGTCTAATTTTTTTCCATGGATCCCACATACGTTGATATGTTTAATCATTTTTATTTTAGAAAATTTAGAATAATTTAGAAATGTTGAATTTTATTATTTATGAATTTTATTTATGAATTTTATTTATGAATTTTATTTATGAATTTTATTATTTATGAATTTTATTTATGAATAGTTATAAATTTTTATATATACTATACATATAAATAGTTTATATAAAAATGAATAATATGCTAGATCTGCTTTTCAGTCCACTTACTCGTGAATACTGTTTGTATTATTATGGATTTTCCATCTTTTTTTACATATTATTTGTTTTTGTAACTGTATTTTCTCTCTACAGTTTGTTTTCAAGAAAATTTAGCTTTGGACTGCTCCTCAGTTTGTTTATGAGCTGTTTTACATACTTTTTAGCATACTTTATTTCCCGTTTGTCATATTCCATGTGTGTCGGTAGTTTGGCTCCATCGAGCGCTTCATCGCCAATGCACTTGTTTTAATTATGATTCTATGATTCACGAAAAAAATATTTATAAATGCCGCCTATAATCCATGCAGCATTTATAACAACTGATTGATATTGTTTTGATGTAACACACACGACAAATAATCCAGATGCACCCAATGTGTTCAATACGAAATCAATTGTCTTATTAAAAGGAACGACATATGGTATCAAAACCAAAACGCTTCCGATCCATCCAACTCCTTCTGATATGTACATTTTATACGTTACACTATTGTTACTATTATTATTATCAGTATTATCAGTACTAAAATTTTCAATGGGAATACTATTTTGATTTGAATTTATTTCCATTTTTCTATTATTTTTTACGTTGTAAAACTATATATTATTTATTTATTATAAACCATGAATAAATATATATTTATGAAATAGATTTAAACTCTATTTCATAAATATATATAAGTTACCGAAAAAGATTTACATCGTACACACAATTAAAAATAAAATGACTTCAGAATCTATTTCAACGAATTCAACAAATGAATATAATAATGAAAAAATAAATAATGATGTCGACGCTACTAATGCCAAAAATAATACCATGAAAGAAGAATGCATCGAACTTAGAAACATAAAATACAAATCCATGTTGCTAAAAAAAACAAACACGAAACAGCTAACCAAATGCAATTCAAACGTCGACATTGATTCTTTTCTAGAAAAAGAACGAACGCAGAACAAAGAAGACCAGTGGGCAAAGTTGGACAAATCAATGAAAATGTCAAAAATAATGACATTTGTTGAAAGTTATTCAAGCGAAAACAAGTTGAACGATAAGGATAAAACGCTTCTTCATGATTTTTTACTTTATTGTCTTGAACAAAAAAAATTGACAAAAACAAAAGACGTTGTTTATGATAAAGTGAGCGGAACCATTACATCCATTCCTTGTTTGTTATACACACCGACACTTGGTAAAAAATTTACTTTGAAACGATGTGAAAAAAGACCGTCAACGTTGAGTTCGCTCGCCCCAAAAAGCAAAGCAAGTAGAAAAACGGTACCAGTGTCAACAACAAAATCAAATACAGCCGTCGATATAATGATGTAATCTATTTTATGAATTCATAATAATTATTTTTCGTGATCGCATAATTTATTTATTTTCTCCGCTAATTCAGCCAGTATATTTTTTATATACTTGATATCTTCTGTAATTTTATCAATATCTTGTGACATTCTAAAAATGGTGTGCGTGTTATTGTTTTCATCCACATTATTATTATTATTATTATTATCATATTCTTCACTTTTTCTTGTTTTGATTCTTTTTAATTTATTAAAAATGAAACTTATATCGCTATTTTCATCGACATTTTGATTATTACTTTCACCTCTTTCATAATCATTTTCATTATTTTCATTATTTTCATTATTTTCAATAATATGCAACTCACTTCCAAAACTAACGCGTTTTTCATTTTCCTTTACATTTTTCTCTCTTTCTCTCTCTCTCTCTTTCTCTCTAACACCCGTTTTATACGTGATAAATTCTTGATTTCCTGCCGAACCTGTAGAATCTGGTTGAGGTGACTGTGACTGTATCGTAGTAAACGCAACATTCTTTATTTGTTCTAATTCTCTCTCTCTTGATGCCAATGCCTCTGCAAGCAAACGTTCCATATCATTTCCAATCGGCTTGTCGTAAACATCATCTGTGAAATTAATTTCCTCCGGTTTTTTCAACTTTAATATGGAAGACATTTCTTCCTCTTTTTTTTTAAACTCGTTTTGAAACGCGTTCTGGCGCTCTTTATGCAAATCTTCCGCTCTGTATATCGTTTCGAGTTGTGGAACCTGTTGTTGTTTTTTTTGGTATATTTGTTGAGGAATTCGCTGATTACTATACGGTGGCTGTTGCTGTCGTTGTTTGACGGCTTCTATTTTATTACATATAACGACAACCGCTTCTTTATTTATTGCATTCAAGTTTACAGGTTGATTCAATTTTCGATAATGTTCGCTCATTTCACGAATAGTCGAGTCAAACATTTCTTGAATATTTTGTTGTTGAGAGTCCGGTATTCCAACAAATTTTCCACTCCCGTGTAAAACACTCCATAAGAGTGCTTTATTTTCATTTGTTGAAAATGATGACACTGGCACCGTTGCCGAATTCATTGATTTTAAATATGCAGATAATAAATAAATATAAATCAAATCTTTATTATTATTTTTTATGAATTAATTTAAAAAATAATAATAAATAATAAAATAAAATTGATTTTACATTTATAACATATTTTATCGTATTACATTACCGATCGGTTGGCTATAAACAATATGAGACCACTTACTGTTGTCACCCCTCTTGATTTACAGGTTGGACAACAATACTTGATTGAATACGTCGGCGAACACCAGCACTCTCATCCGAGATGTAAAGCCACGTTTATTGGAAACATACTGCCGACATGCGAGTATCAATGCATATTATCCAAGTTTACTACTATTCAGGATAACATGCTCCCTACTATTAGTTCCGAATTTGAATACACATTGCAAGATTGTTTTTATAAATATTACAAAGCTGATGCTTTAACGCGCGCATACACAAGACACGTGTTGCGCATGATAACCGGGGATCCCGATTTTGATTATTGATTTGTTATTCCCTGAAAAACGGCGCAACGTGCAATTGTAACAAAAATAACATGACTATATACAACATAAAAATAATAATTTACAATAACGTTACCATTCTTAGAACAAAATATTGAAGAAAGTGCTCTGTTTTACATTCTTGAATGTGGGTTATATATTCAACAAAATCTAAAAATTTTGATTTTATATTTTCAGGGTGATGTTGTACAACATAATTCAAAAAATTTTTTATGATATTTTTACGCTCGATATTATATTTTAAACTTATTTCATTCAATTCATAAATAATGGCGGAAGGTTTCGTTTTTGTTTTAAACATTGTTATTACATTTTTCCACACATCATTCGTTATAACACTGCATTCGTGAAGCACGTGTTGGTTCGACTGCATATAATTTATCATACTTCGAATATCAGAATTAAAATGGCGCTGTATCGATGTTAAAATTTCTAAATTTGAATTTAAATTTTCAGCCGTATTAATTTTTTGTAAAAATGATATAATATTTGATTCTGGTAACATATTAAAACGCATTCTTACAAACTCGGTTTGAAGTGCTTCATCGATTCTGCTTATGTAATTACATATCAAACAAAAACGAACATTGATTGTATTATTGAAATTGTTCAATAAATATCGTAACGCTATTTGCGCATTTTTTGTCATGTAATCGACTTCATCCAATATAACAAATTTCATACCATTCCCAAACATCGATTTTGACGCGACAAACCCGCTGATTTGATTTCGTATAATATCAATACCTCGTTCATCAGATGCATTCAAATGAATCATTAATCCTTTATTTTTTTGATCATATTTTTCTTGATACGCATTTATCATGTTAATAATCGTTGTCGTTTTTCCGGTTCCCGGCGGTCCATAAAACAATAAATTTGGAAAATAATTATTTTCAATAATGGATTCGATTATTTTTTTATTTATATCATCCAATACAATATCATCAAAATTCGAGGGTCGATATTTTTCAACCCAGGGCGTCGAATTATTTATTTTATTATCATTATTACTCATCCTACCAGTATAACTATTATTATTTATTTTATTTTTAAATTCACTATCACTTATTATGAAGTTTGAATTCATATTTTATTAATAAGTATATTAATAATAATTATACTTTTAACTCATTTTAGTTTCAATTATTTTTTACATAAATACAAATACAAATTATATAATCAAATATAAATATTTTTTTTTAAATATTTTTTTATATTTTCATATAGTATAAAAATATAAAATGGAAGTAAATAATAACAGAAACACAAAATTTAATTACACACATGCTTTTTTAGCAAATAAGTTAAATGAAACCTGTGGAATATTGAATTTAAGCGATTTAAAAGAATTGCAAGATAATTTAAAACGTCAGGTGTCGTTTGGTCCATCAAATTCTAAATACAAATATAAGCTTGATAACTCGAATTTTAGCATTATCAATATGTCTCTTTCTGATTTTGAAGATAAAGCTTTAGGTGATTCTAAAATTTTATACGATGAACAATTGGAGTATGGTTTGAATATTGACATTCAGAATAATAATTCAAATACGCTTAATAAAATTATTCTAGGAAAATATTCTCCGAATATAAAACAAATATGCGCGTTTCAACGCGATGTTCGTTTAAAAGGTATTATTCAAAATGTTAAAAAAATACCATCAAGTAGTAAAATTATTGTCGGCGAAGACCTTATCGATGACATAAATGTAAAATTAATGTTTGTTTCATATCAGAATCATAAAAAAAATAAACGTATATTATTTATTCGTCAAGAATTTAAGATCGGATCTGGCGCAACGGGTGCAACCGGTGAAAAAGGAACTGATGGTGCAACGGGTGCAACCGGTGAAAAAGGAACTGATGGTGCAACGGGTGCAACCGGTGAAAAAGGAAGCGATGGTGCAATCGGTGCAACCGGTGAAAAAGGAACTGATGGTGCAACCGGTGAAAAAGGAACTGATGGTGCAACGGGTGCAACCGGTGAAAAAGGAAGCGATGGTGCAACGGGTGCTACCGGTGAAAAAGGAAGCGATGGTGCAACGGGTGCAACTGGTGAAAAAGGAACTCATGGTGCAACGGGTGCAACCGGTGAAAAAGGAAGTGATGGCGCAACGGGTGCAACCGGTGAAAAAGGAAGTGATGGCGCAACGGGTGCAACCGGTGAAAAAGGAACTAATGGCGCAACGGGTGCAACCGGTGAAAAAGGAACTAATGGTGCAACGGGTGCAACCGGTGAAAAAGGAACTAATGGAGCAACGGGTGCAACCG